GATATTCTGGGCTCCAGTGACGGCTATCGCAGCCATCCGCCGACCTGGAAAGGCGCCGGCGGCAAGCAGATCGAGCTGCGCGGCTGCGAGCAGGAAAAGGACAAGCAGCGCTTCAAGGGCCGCGCTCGCGACTTCATCGGTTACGACGAACTCGCCGACTTTCTCGAATCGCAATACGTCTTCATCAACACCTGGAACCGCTCGGCCGATCCGAACCAGCGTTGTCGGATCGTCGGCGCGACCAACGGGCCTACCACTGCGGCAGGACAATGGATCCTGCGCCGCTGGGCCGCCTGGCTCGATCCGAAACATCCGAATCCCGCCAAGGACGGCGAGCTGCGCTGGTATCTGTCGACCGATGCCGGCGAGGTCGAGGTCGACGGGCCCGGGCCCCATGAACAGAACGGGCGCATGGTGCGCGCCAGCTCGCGCAGCTTCATCCGCTCCAAGCTGGTCGACAATCCGGATCTGTCGGCGACCGATTACGGGGCCAAGCTCGACGCGCTGCCCGAGGAGCTGCGCAGGGTCTATCGCGACGGCGATTTCACGGTCGGACTGCGCGACGGCGATTTCCAGGTCATTCCGACCGCATGGATCGAGGCCGCCGAGCAGCGCTGGACGCCTTCGCCGCCGCGCGGCGCGGCGATGACTGCGCTTGCGGTCGACGTGGCACCCGGCGGCGGCGACAAGCGCGTGATCGGTTATCGTTATAACGGCTGGTTCGGCCCGCTCGATGCCGAGAAAGAGGTCGACAAGACCGGACGCAAGACCGCGGCGGCCGTCGTCTACCATCGCCGCGATCGCTGTCCGGTGATCGTCGATCTCGGCGGCGGCTGGGGCGGCGATACGCTGATCGCGCTGAAGGACAACCAGGTCGACGTGATCGCCTTCAACGGCGTGGTGGCCACAACCGCGCGAAGCCGCTGCGGCAAGTTCGGCTTCAAGAACAAGCGCGCCGAGGCCGTGTGGCGCCTGCGCGAGGCGCTCGATCCCTCGCAGGAAGGCGGGTCGGTGATCGCGCTGCCGCCGGATCCCGAGCTCAAGGCGGATCTGTGCAGCTATTCCTGGGAAATGGTGCGGATGCCGAATGGCGCCGGCATCCAGATCCTCGACAAGGACAAGCAGAAGGAGCTGATCGGCCGGTCGCCGGACAAGGGCGACACCGTGATCATGTGCCTGTCGGAGGGCGATCGCGCGGTCGAGCGCGCCATTCGCGCCGCGATGGGCGGGAATTACCAGAGCCAGGCCAATACCGGCAGCCGCTGGCAGTCGGCGCAGCGTCGCCGCTGATGCGCGATCGTTCGTTCCTGCAGGCCGGGGAGCAGGTGCGGCCCTTTAGCGAAGTCCGCCGCGAGCGCGAATTCGGCGACGTCGCACTGATCCGGCGCCGCGCGCTGCTGGAGCAGGTCCAGCGCCTCGAGGCCGAGGCCAAGGTCTGCGGCGACCGCAAGGAAAGCATCCGCCTGCAGCTCGAGGCCGAAGCCTTGCGCTGCCGTTTACACGAAGAGGAAAGCCTCCATGGTTGACATGTTCAAGCGCCAGGCCGCCACGCCGGCGCCAGCGCCGAAGCCCGCGCCGCCGCCGGTGATGCCCGATCCGATGTCATCCGACGTCCTGGACGCCAAGCGCCGCGCGGTCGCGACGCAGGGCCAGGCCGGCCGATCGTCGACCGTGCTGACCAGCGCCGGATCGCAGACGCTCGCTGGCGGCTACAGCTCAACCAAGCTCGGCACCGACGCATGAGCGCGCCGCTCAAGCTCGAGCTGCTGGATGCGCGCAAGGGCCCGGCGCGCGCCAACCCGCTGATCAACGCGCTGGTCGAGCAGCTGCCGGCCCCGGGCGAGGATTTCCCGGCCGACGAGCGCCAGGCCTGGCTCGAAATGATGGAGAAGGCATTCACCATGGCCTATGGCGGAGCGAAGGCGGCGCCCGTGCCGCGCAAGCCGGCAATTCAGAAGCGGCGAGCGCCCGCAAGACCGAAGCTCCAGAAGCCGGTCAAGCCGGTCAAGCCCGGGCCGGCCTTCTTCGTCGACCGGCAGCATTTCGCGCGGCGGCGCGGCGGCGAGCGCATCCTGCCGCACGAGGTGATGGACGTGCTGGTCGACCAGCGCGGCGTGAACGGCGACCTCGGCAAGATCGTCTGGGCCGACGATTCCACCGGCATCCCGCGCGGGCTGCAGCTCGACATCACGATCGCAGACGCCGGGGACTGACCGTGAAGCAGCGCGTGCAGGATCTGGTCGCGGTCGGCGACAAGCTGTTCAGCGATCGCTCGCCGATCCTGTCGCTGTGGCAGGCGATGGCCGAGAACTTCCATGTGATGCGCGCCGATTTCACGCGCACGCGCTACATTTCCGAGGAATTCGGCTCCTACCTGTTGAGCGGCCGGCCGGCGCGCTGCCATCGCGACCTGAAGAACGCCTTCACCTCGATGCTGCGGCCGCGCGACAAGATCTGGCTGCATGCCAGGACCGACAATCCGCGCGTCAACGAGGATCGCCAGGCCAAGATGTGGCTCGATTGGGCGAGCGAGCGCCAGCACAAGGCGATGTACGACCGCCGCGCGCAATTCGTGCGCGCCACCAAGGACGCCGACGGCGATTTCTGCGCGTTCGGCAATACCGTGATCGTGCGCGAAATCTGCGATTACGACCATCTGCTCTACACCACCTGGCATCTGCGCGACGTCGCCTGGGAAGAGAACGACAAGCGCGTCGTCGATACGATGTATTTCGACTGGCGGCCGCAGGCGCGCCAGATGATCCAGAAATTCGGTAAGGGCAAGCTCGGCGTCGCCACCGCCGTGGCCAACCTGAGGAACGAAGAGCGGTTCAAGGAGATCAAGGCCCGGCGCATCCTGCTGCCGGCCGACGAATACGACCTGCCGGCGCAGACCACGCGCGGTCTGAAATTCGTCTCGATCTATGTCGATGTCGAAAACCAGCACATTCTCGAAGAAACGCCGCTGCGCAACTGGCCGGTGACCTGCGCGCGCTGGGAATCCGCCGGCTCGATGTATGGCCGGCAATATGGCTACAGCCCGCCGGTGGTCTATGGCCTGCCGGACGCGCGCATGCAGCAGCAGATGATGCTGTCGATGCTCGAAGCTTCGGAGATGGCGGTGAAGCCTGCGCTAATCACGGTCGGCGAGGCGATCAACGGCAGCACCAATCTGTATGCCGGCGGCCTGACCCAGGTTGACGCCGATTACGACGAGCGCACCGGCGAGGTGCTGCGCCCGATCACGATGCAGCTCGAAGGCATCCGTTACGGCGCCGAGCAGCTCGACCGGCTCGAGGCCGGGCTCGACGACGCTTTCTTCCTCAACAAAATCCGCTTTCCCGAGATCACCAAGCAGATGACGGCCTACGAGGCCTCGAAGCTGTGGGACGAATTCATCCGCGGCAGCCTGCCGCTCTTCGAGCCGGTCGAGGTCGAATATAACGGCGATCTCTGCGACGGCACCTTTCAGGACCTGCTGGCGCTGGGGCGCTTCGGTTCGGTCGAGGAGATGCCGCAGATCCTGCGCGGCCGGGACATCACGTTCCAGTTCGACACGCCGATCACGGTGGCAGCCGAAAAGGCGCTGACCGGCGCGTTCGAGGGCATGCTGCAGGTGCTGGTGGCGGGTGCCCAGGTGGATCCCGACGTGGCGCTGCTGGCCGACATGCCAAAGGCCACGCGCGAGGCGATCGACGGCACCGGCGCGCCGGCCGACTGGCTGCTCGACGAGAGGAAGTTCGACGAGCGCCGCCAGCAGAAAGCGCAAGCGGCCGCGGCCGCGGCGCAAGCCGAGGCGGTGGCCGCCGGCGCCGACGTCGCCACGCGAGTCGCCACCGCTGCCGATAGCGCCGGCCGCGCCGCGCAGTCGCTGCAGGGTGCGGGTCTCGCATGAAAAAGCCGAAGGCCGTGCCGCCGCGGCCGCGCATGCCATGGGACCCGGTCGAGTTCGAGCTCGCGGAGGTCTCCGCGATCAAGGCGATGGCGGCCCAGCATCCGCGCGCCTTCGAGGTGGTGCTGCAGAAGATCTGCCGCCTCGACGCCATGAGCTTCACCGCCGGCGGCGAGGATGGCCGCCGCGCCTCCGATTATGCCGAAGGCAAGCGCGCCGTCGGCGACACGCTGCGGCAGCTTCGCGACTTGGCAATGCCGTCGCCCGTGCGCGGCGCACCGGCCGACCTGCCTAATTCTCCGACGCCGATGCCGGCGTCGGCCGAACCACAAACCTGAGAGGGTGCCGATGAGCTTTCTTCGCAACCGCCTGCTGGGCGGCGTGAGCTTCCTGCCGTTGTTTGCGCCTGAGGGCGTCGGTTCTGGAGCTGGTGAGGGTGCGGCTGCGGGGGCGGCGGCTGCCGCCGGTGCCGGCTCAGCGGCGGCGGGAGCCGGGCAGGCAGGTGCCGGCGAAGGCACCAAAGCTGCGTCCGCTGCGCCAGGTGCTGCAACGCTCGCCGGCGGCGCCGATGGCGGTGAGGCGGCGGCCGCCGCTGCTGCTGCCGCCGCGGCCAGTTCCAGCGCGGCCGGCAAGCTGCCGGAGGGTTTCGATTTCCGCGCCTATCTCGCCGCCGGCGACAAGGACGTCGCCAAGGATCTCGAAAAATACACCGATCCGAAGGCGATCTATACCGCCTTGCGCGAGGTGCAGGCCAAGATCTCCAAGGGCGAGCTGAAGCTCGCGCCGAAGCCGCTGGCGGCGAACGCGACCGACGAGCAGAAGGCCGAATGGCGCAAGGCCAACGGCCTGCCGGACAAGCCCGAGAACTATGTCGAGAAGCTCGAATTGCCGAACGGCATGGTGGTGGGCGAGGGCGACAAGGAGCTGGTCGGCGATTTCGCCAAGATGATGTTCGAGCAGGGCGGCAGCCAGGCCGAGATGAATCGCGCGGTGGCGTGGTTCTACCAGGCGCAGGATGCGATGAAGCAGCGCCAGGCCGACGCCGACCAGGAGAGCATCATCGCCTCGACGATCGCACTGCGCAGCGAGTGGGGCTCCGAATACAAGGCCAACATGAACGCGCAGCAAGCGCTGCTGCTGACCATGCCGGAGGAGTTCAAGAACGAGCTGCTGACGTCGCGCACCGCCTCCGGCCAGATGCTCGGCAACACCGCGGGCTTCCTGAAATGGGCGGCGCAGACCGCGCGCGATCTCAATCCCGCAGCGACCATCGTCCCGAATGGCGGCGACGCCGGCAAGACCATCGGCGCCGAGATCGCCTCGATCGAGGAGACCTTCCGCAAGGCCGCCGGCGGCGACGGCGAGGCGCACCGGGCCTATTACGGCAAGGACGGCCAGCCCGGCCTCGATGCGCGCCACCGCGAGCTGCTCGGCATGCAGGAGAAGATGCAGAAGCGCGCCTCGTGATCATCGTCCAGTCCTATCCGCCGCTGATCGACGAGATCGATTGCCGCTTCAACGTGCGCGGCAAGCCGATCCTGTTCGCCTGGGGCGCTTATATCTACAACCCGGCGGGCGTGCCGGTGGGGCCCGAACTGGTCGCGCACGAGGCCGTGCATGGCGAGCGCCAGAACGTCTGCGAGGAAGGCGTCGAAGGCTGGTGGCGGCTCTATATCGAGTCGCCGATGTTCCGGCTCGAGGAAGAGAAGCCGGCGCATGTCGCCGAGTTCAAGGCGCTGTGCGAGCTGCAGCGCAAGCACTGGCATAGCGAGCGCAACATGCGCCGCAGGCTGGCCACGCATGTCGCTCACAAGCTGTCATCGCCGCTCTATGGGCGGCTGATCCCATTCGAGGAGGCGAAGCGCTTCCTGCTCGCCGCCTGATCCAATTCCCGCCGTCGCACGGACAACCGCGTCTTCACGTTTGCGCATCCCGCGCAGGCTTGGATGCGCGCGGCCCGCACGCGTCGGCGCGATGCAACCCGCCAACCCACTAGGCCCGAACCGCCTGCGCCTGCAGCCCGCGAGCCGTTTCAGACGGATTGCGGAGAACTGCGTCCGGCTCTCGCATCGGACAACCGAACAGGAGGCACGCGAACGCTCAATAATGGAGCATTCAAGTGTCCGACACTGCTTTCCAGGTCCAGTATCGCAAGGAAGCGATCATGGGCTTCGAGCAGGGGGTCTCGCTTCTCCGCCATTCGGTAACCACCGAAGCCACCGTCAAGGGCAACCAGGCGACCTTCATGGTCGCTTCGTCCGGCGGTGCCACCCCCAACACCCGCGGCGTCAACGGCCTGATTCCGGCCCGCGCCGACGATCTCAACCAGTACACGGCAACCCTGGTCGAATGGCACGACCTGGTGCGCCGCACCTCGTTCAACATCTTCGCCTCTCAGGGCGACGGCCGTCGCATCATGCAGATGACCACCCGCAAGGTGCTCAACCGCAAGGTCGATTCCGACATCCTGACGGAGCTGCAGAACGCCACCCAGACCTGCGGCAACGCGGTGACCGCGTCGCTGAACCTCGTCGTCAAGGCCAAGACCATCCTCGGCAACAACTCGGTCGACGTCGACGAAGAAGACAACATGTTCGGGGTCATCAGCTACGCCTTCGATGCGTATCTGATGCAGATCCCCGAATACACGAAGGCTGATTACGTCGAGATCAAGCCGTTCAACATGCCGGCGAAGCGGTTCCGCCGCTGGGCCGGCATCAACTGGATCATCCACCCGAATATCTCGGGCAAGGGGACCAGCCTCGAATACTGCTTCCTCTATCACCGCGCGGCCATCGGACACGCGGTGAATACCGGCGAATTGCAGGCCCTCGCCGGCTATCACGAGGAGCAGGATTATTCCTGGGCTCGCACCACCGGCTATATGGGCTCCAAGCTGCTGCAAAACAGCGGCGTCGTCGTGATGAAACACGACGGCTCGGCCTATGTGGCGAGCTAAGGGGAGGGATCAGTGGGATATTCCAACACCGGTCTCCGCCTCGTCTCCGGCGATCTGAAGTCCGGCGTCGCGAAGCTGTGGCACTACACCACGGCCTCGGATGCCGACGCGGCAATCGTCGGCGCCGGCTATTTTTCTGATGGCGTGAAGTTCGGAATGGCGGTTGGCGACCTCGTCGATGTCGTCGCCACCACCGGCCCGAAATACAAGCGCTATCAGGTGGCGAGCGTCAGCGGCTTTGCTGCGACCGTCGCGGCGCCGACCGCGATCACCTGACCACTCCACCCCGCAACAAGGAACGGGCGGCGCAAGCCGCCCGTTTTCTTTCAACCAAAGAGGATTCCATGGCGAAAGCGGAAGCAGCTCTCAAAGCAGACCCGAAAAAGGATGACGCCGGCACCGCCGAAATCCGGCAGGCAATGGCCGAGGTGCTGCCCCCGATCCGCGCGCTGCTGGCGCAGGAGATCTGGGCCCGCGAGGCCGGCGTGAAATTCAACACCTGGGAAGCCGTGCCGCCGGCCGGCACGCAGCCCGAGAACATTCTGCGCCCCGATTTCTGGTCGAACGTCTCGGCCCGGATGCGCATGGGCGACAAGATCATCGTGGTGCCGCGCGACGGCGCCTTCTATGCCGAGCTGGTCGTCTGGGATGCCGGCCAGAACTGGGCCAACGTGTCCGGCGGCCATCAGGAGCGTCCGCAATTCGCGGCCCGTGGCGACGTCTCGGCCGAGTTCGAGATCGTGTCGGACCCGATCGACGGCATCACCGTCAAGCGCGCGGCCAATGGCGCGAAGCTGAAGGGCAATTTCCCGAACCATGAGGACGCCAGGCGCTGGATCCTCGAGCATCAGCGCGCGATGCGGAGCTGACGGCGCCATGCCAAGGGTCAACGACAAGGCTTGCACGGCGCTGGCCAAGATCCTGGCCGACGCCAAGGCCGGCAATGTGCAGCTGGTCGGCATCATCGCCGTCGGCGACGACGGCCAGCCGCGCGCGCTCTTCGCTGGCGAGATGGACCTGACGCCTTCTCTCAATCTCGGCGTCGACATGCTCAAGGCCACGATCATGAACCAGATCGTCGGCCACGCCACCGCCGGGCCCGGCGTGATCCGCCCGGGCCAGTGAGGCAAAGATGGCCGACAAGCTTACGATCTACAACGAGGCGCTGAGCCACCTGCAGGAACGCCGGCTGGCCTCGCTGTCGGTCGCGCGCTCGACCCGCCGCACGCTCGACCTGCATTGGGACGGCGCCAAGGCCTTCTGTCTCGAGCGCAAGTTCTGGAATTTCATCTTTCGCACCGTGATGATCGACGCCTCGACGCAGGTCGCGCCGGCATTCGGCTTTAGCCATGGCTTCCAGATCCCGAACGACTGGATCCGGACCCATCGAATCTCGGCGAGCGAGGCGCTCAACCCGCCGCTGCTGCGATATTCCGAAGAGGCCGGCTATTGGTACGCCGACGTCACGCCGATCTATGTGCGCTACAATTCCAGCGATATGGCGTATGGCAACGACCTGTCGCTGTGGCCGCAGAGCTTCGCCGATTACGTGGCGTTTCAGCTTGCGGTCCGGGCCTGCCAGAAAATCACCGGCTCCAGCGCGCTGCTGCAGGGTCCGCAGGGCCTGCTGAAGCGCGACGAAAAGGCCTACAAGATTGCGGCCTCGATCTGCGGCATGAACAACCCGATCGGCTTCCAGCCGCAATCGGGCTGGGTCTCGTCGCGCCGCGGCTTCGGCCGCTCCTCCGGCGACACGCCGGGCGGCAGCCTGATCGGCTGACATGTCCCGCGTCAACGCTGCCCTGCATGCGCTGAACCGGGGCGAGGTCAGCCGCATCGCGCTGACGCGCGTCGACGCCGAGCGGCTGCGGCTGTCGGCGCAATGCCAGGTCAACTGGATGCCGTTCGTGCTCGGTCCTGCGATGCTGCGGGCGGGGCTCGGCCATGTCGGCGGCGTGTACGGCGACGCCGCCTGCCAGCTGATCGATTTCTTCTTCGCCAAGGGCGACGACGCGCTGATCGAGCTTACGGCCAACCAGGCGCGGGTCTGGATCGACGATGCGCTGATCTCGCGGGTGGCGGTCTCGACCGCGGTTTCCGACCCGAATTTCGCCGGCGGCGGCACCTGGTCGACCGCCGACACTACCGCCGGCTGCAGCGCCACCATCACCGGCGGCGTCCTGACGCTGAGCTGCAGCGCGCGCGGCGGCCTCGCCCGCGCCAGCCAGGCCATTTCGGTTGCCGGCGCCGACCAGGCGACGGAGCACGGCCTTCGCATCGTCGTCAGCAACGGCCCGGTCACCCTGCGCGCCGGCTCCTCGATGGGGCTGTCGGACTATCTCGGCGAGACCGTGCTGGATACCGGTACCCATTCGCTCGCGCTCGTTCCGGTCGGCGGCACCATCAACCTGCAGATCGAATCGACCGACGCGCGCGCCAAGACGCTGACGCAGGTGACGATCGAGGGCGCGGGCGTGATGACGCTGCCGACGCCGTTCGGCGAATCGGATCTCGACAACCTGCGCTGGGTATCGTCCGGCGACGTGATCTACATCGGCTGCTACGGCAGGCAGCAATACAAGATCGAGCGGCGCGGCACGCGCCCCGGCGCGCGCGGCTGGTCGTTCGTGAAATATCGCTCCAATAACGGCCCGTTCCAGGCCGCGCCGAGCGCCGATCTCACGCTGACGCCGAGCGTCATGGAAGGCAACGGCACGCTGACCGCGAGCAAGCCGCTGTTCACACTGGCCCATGTCGGCGCCCTGTTCCGGCTGTTCTCCGCCGGCCAGTCCAACCGAGCAACGCTCGGCGCCGCCAACGCCTTCACCGAGCCTTTGCGCGTGTCCGGGATCGGCAACGATCGCAAGTTCGGCTGGGACGTGACCGGCTCCTGGATCGGCCGACTGACCCTGCAACGATCCGTCGTCGGTCCGGATTCGGGCTTTGTCGACGTCAACAACACCACGATCAACGCCCTGGTCGCCGCCGATGACTCTGGGTCTTTCAACAATGTGGTCTGCTGGTACCGCGTCGGCTTCAAGAATGGCGACTATACGTCCGGCTCAGCAACCATCGAGTTCGGCCAGAATACCGCAGGCGCAAGCGGCGCCAGCGTGTCGCGGACCGTCAACGCCGAAAACCAGTTCACCACCGCGCTGGAAACGACCTCCGCGAACCGCGAATTCGTCTGCATGATCGACGGCCGGGGCTCCCCGTTCTCCGGCATCATGACCGTGCAGCGCTCCACCACTTCGGCCGTCGCCGGATTTTCCGACTTTGCCACCATCCTGCTGTTCGCGCCGTCCCGGACCATCCTGAACCTCGATGACACCGAGATTTTTGCCAGCACCTGGTGGCGCGCCGGCTGCAAGACCGGCGAATACGTTTCCGGCAGCGCTTCGGTTTCGCTCGAGCGGCGCGGCGCCGGCGGTGTCGGTGGCTCTCCGACCAACGGCGCCGCCGCCTTGGCTGGCGGCCGCTACGGCATCTGCCGGGTGACCGGCTACACCTCGCCGACCGAAGTATCGATAGAGGTGATCGAGCCGTTCTCCTCGCTGATCCCGACCCCCAACTGGCAGGAATCGGAATGGTCGGATGCCGCGGGCTGGCCGAGCGCGCCATCCTTCGCCGAAGGCCGCCTGTTCTGGTTCGGCGCCAAGGTGTGGGGCTCGCAGTCGAACAATTATACCGGCTACGGCGCGGCCGATGCCTATGGCAATTCCTTCGGCGACGCCGGCGCCATCGTCGAGAGTTTCGGCGAAGGCCCGGTCGACCGGATCAATTGGGGGTTGTCGCTGTCGCGGCTCCTGTGCGGGCGCGAGAGCGCGATCGCCTCGATCCGCTCGTCTTCCTTCGACGAACCGCTGACGCCGACCAATTTCGCGGTCAAGGATTGCTCCGAGCAGACCGCCGATCGCCTTCCGGCGGTGAAGGTCGGAAAGCGCGGCGTGTTCGTCTCGGGCAGCAAGGTCTACGAGCTGACCTTCGCCTCGCAGCTGATGGATTATGACAGCCGCGACCTGACGCGGCTCAACGCCGATATCGGCGCGCCCGGCTTTGTCGACGTGGCGATCGGCATCAAGCCGGACAAAACGATTTTCCTGCCGCGCAGCGAAGGCCAGGTCGCCTGCCTGCTGTACGATCCGAACGACGAGGTCGAGGCCTGGTGGCGCCTGATGACGCTCGGCGTGGTCGAGCGCGCGCGCAAATTGCCGGCGACCGACGGCAAGGAAGACCGGATTTATTTCATTGTGCGGCGCACGATCAACGGCCAGACCAGGCGCTTTATCGAGAAGCTCAGCGCGCGCGATTCCTGCGTCGGCGGCTCGATCAACAAGCTGCTGGACAGCCATGTGGTCTATAGCGGCGCGCCCGCGACCAGCATCACCGCGGCGCATCTGCCGAACACGCTGCTCTCGGTATGGGCCGACGGCGCCTATATCGGCACCGGCACCACCGACCTGTCGGGCGTGCTGTCGCCCTTGCCGGACGGGCTGGCGCATTCCGACATCGTCGCCGGCCTCACCGGCGCGGTGGTGACGGCGCAAGCCGATGCAGGCGCGACGATCGGAGGCATCGCTACCGGGCTTTGGGATTACGAGGGCTTTCCGTGCGAAGTGTTCGCGGACCAGCAGCCCTCCGGCCGCATGAAGCATGTCGGCACCCTGACCGTGAGTGGCGGCGCGATCGCGCTGCCGAATGGATGGCAGGCGACCTCGATCGTCGCCTGTTTCGGTTATGTCGCGCCCTTCATGTCGGCGAAGCTCGCTTATGCCGCGCAGATGGGCGCGCCGCTGACGCAGAAGAAGATCCTCAGCCATGTCGGCCTCGTGCTGTACGACGCCGGCGCGCAATCGCTGAAAATCGGCCAGCGCATGGACGATCTCGACGATCTGCCGGAGATCGAGGGCGAGGACGATGTCCCGGAGACGCAGGTCTGGTCGGAATACGACGAGCCGATGATTCCGGTCGCCGGCGAATGGGACACCGACGCCAGGCTCTGCCTGCTGGCGCAGGCGCCGCACCCGGTCAAGGTCGGCGGCGTGGTGCTGCAGGTCAAGACCAACGAGAAGAATGCCCAGGGTTGAGTTGCGGCCCTCGGTCGCGGCCGATTTCCTGGCGCTGCAGGGTTGTCCGCCGGCCTGGCGCTGCCAATGCATCACGGCTCTGGTCGACGGCCGGGTGATCGGCATCGGCGGCGTTGTGCATCTGCCGAACGGCACGCATGCCGCCTCGGTGATCATGAACGAGGAAGCCCGGCGCTATCCGGTGGCGATTCACCGCGCCGGCCGTGCCGCGATCGCGAAATTCAGGGAGCTCGGGCTCAAGCGCGTGCTGGCCTTCGCCGATGCCGATACGCCGGCGTCCGAACGCTGGCTCGAGCGGCTGGGCTTCAGGCGCCTTAACGGTGTGTTTGTTTGGGAAAGTGCCGATGCATTGTCTGTCGACTGAGACGTTTCTCACGAAATACACGCTGCGCGGAGTGCTTTGCGATCCCACCACGCTGATGGTCGGCTCCATGGCGCTTTCCGCCGCCGGCGGTGCCATCAGCGCGAGTTCGACGCTCGCCGGCGGCAAATATGCCGAGGAGGCCGGGCTGCTTGCCAAGAGCCAGAGCGATGCGCGCGCCAAGCAGCTCGAGATGAATGCGAGCCAGTCGATGGCGGCGGGCCAGCGCAAGATGTTCGAGGTCCAGGAGCGCACCCGCGCGCTGGTGAACACGAACGCGGCGCGCGCCGGCGCTTCGGGGGTCGATGCCGGATCCGGCTCGCCGGCATTGAACGCGGGCGAGATCGAGGGCCGCGGCAGCTATCACGCGCTGATGGAGATGTTCAACGGCACCAGCGAAGCCACCGGCCTGCGCAACCAGGCCGCAGCCGAACGCTATTCCGGCGACATCGCGGAATGGGAGGGCCGGACCAAGAGACAGGCTTCCAAGCTTACCGCGCTTGGCACGCTGGCCGCGACCGGCGGCAACATGCTGTCGACCTATGGCCGGTTCCGCTATTCGCCGCCTCGCGGCGCGGCCGGCGTGAGCCTGTAAGTGGCAAAGCTCCCCGGCGCCCTCGAACTTGGCGGCCTGCCGTCGCCGGATCCGTCACGCCCGATCGGCGTCTCGGAGGTAGGCGGCATCGGCCGCGGCGGCGCGGCCTTCGCCGAAGCCGGCCGCACGCTGGCCGCAGGCCTCGACAAGCTCGGCGAGGGCATGGGCGCGCTCGCGCTCGACCGCGGGCGCTACGAATATACCCAGGCCTCCGCCGAGCGCCTGACGCGCAAGATCGAGCTGTCGACAAGGCTCGAGGGCGACACCGATTACGCCACCATGCCGGAGCGCTATGGCCAGGACATCGGCAAGATCAATGAGGAAGCCGCTGCCCGCATCTCGGTGCCCGGATTGCGCGAGCGGTTCCTGAACGAAGCCGCGACCGACACCGCGAAATTCAACGCCGGCATTCACGGCCGCGCGCGCCAATTGTGGGGCGACGAAACCAAGGCGCATGTCAGCCGGCAGGGCAACACCTTCATCGAACAGGCCATCGCTTCGCCCGACGACGAGACCCGCCGGCAGATCGTCGACGCGCATGCGGCGCAGATCGACGGCCTGCAGGCGGTCGGCGTCTACACGCCCCAGCAGGCGCTGGCCGAAAAGCGCGATTTCGCCAAGCGCTATGCCACCGCGATGTGGCTTGCGCGCGCCGACCAGGATCCCGACAGCGTCATCAACGAGCTGCGCGCCAAGCCCGGCTCGGCGGCCGCGATCACCGGCCGGATCCTGCAGAACGAGGGCTATGGCCGCAATCCGCGGTCCTCGGCCGACGGCGAGGGACAATTCATCAATTCGACCTGGCTCGACGTGCTGAAGCGCAACCGGCCGGATCTAGCGAACGGACGCACCGATCAGCAGCTGCTCGCCCTGCGCGCCGATCGCGCGCTCGGCAAGGAAATGACCGAGGCCTATCGGGCCGAGAACGAGGCTTATCTGCGCGGCCGCGGTCATGCGGCGACGCCCGGCCAGCAATATCTCGCGCATTTCCTGGGCGCGGGCGGCGCCGACGCGGTGCTGAAAGCAAACCCCAACCTGCCGGTCGAGGAAGCGCTCGCCCAGGCGGTCGGGCCCGGCAAGGCGAAGGCGATGATCGACGCCAATCCGGAGATCCTGCGCGGCAAGCTGTCGGGCTCGGTCGCGGCCTGGGCCGATCGCAAGATGGGCGGTTCGGACGGCGGCGGAATTCATGCATTCCTGCCGCCGGAGATCCGCGAGCAGATTCTGCAGCGCGCCTATACCGCGAAACACAAGCGCACCGCCGAGGATCTGACCGCGTTCAAGGCCCGCGTGCAGGATTCCACCGCCGAGGCCATGGCGACCGGTCAGGCGAAAAATCCGCTGACCGAAGAGGATTTCAATCGATCGCTCGGTCACGAGCAGGGCGCCGCTTCCTACAAGGCCTATCAGGCACAGCTGACGCTCGGCGCCGACATGCAGCGGCTGGCCGAGATGGACCCGGCCGAGCAGCGCCGCCTGTTCGAGAGCTATGCGCCGCAGGCCGACAGCCCGGGCTATGCCGACGCGCTGAAGCGCCAGGACGTGCTCGGCAAGGCGATCGAGCATGTCACCAAGGAGCGCGACAAGGATCCGGCGGGTTTCGCGATCCGAAGGCTGCCGGTGGTGCGCGACTCCTACGAAGCCTTCTCCAAGGTCGTGGCCGACCCGACCGCGCCGATCGAGCAGAAGCAGGCGGCGGCGCGCGACTTCGCGACCAAGACCGACATGGAGCAGGCCAGGCTCGGCATTCCCGCCAACCTCAGGAGTATCGTGCCGAAGGAATATATCGAAGGACTGGCAACCCGAATCGATAATCCGAGAGCGGCCGGCGGCACGCAAGCCGTGGTGCAGATGATCGATTACGAAAAGCAGCTTTGGGGCAATGCCTGGCCGGCGATCTATCGACAGCTGGGCAACAAGGCCGGGCCGGTCGCGCAGGTGATCGGCTCGGGCGTGTCGCCGCGCGCCGGCCAAATTCTCGCAGACCTTTCGAATGTCACGCTGGACCACATGCTGAAAGACCAGACCGGCGTGAAGCGCATCGAGCTGACCAACGCAGTGGTGACCAGGTTCAAGCCCTTCCTTTCGTCACTGGAAGGGCATGCGGGCGGGGTCGAATTGTTCAACACCTTTCGCGGCCAAGCCGAAAAGCTCGCCGCACATTACGTATTGCGCGGCAGCACCGCCAACGATGCCGCCCTGCAGGCGTACAAGGAACTGATCACGGATAAATACGAATTCAGGCAAAGCATCAGAATTCCAAAGGCGCAGCCGCTATCGGCGGACCAGATCGAGCTCGGCGCGCGCGAGGCGCTCAATCAGATAGCGTCGCTCGACGTGATGCCTGACCGGGACAACGTTCGCGGGCTGACGCCGGACTACCTGCAGCGAGATACCGAACGCCGGCTCGCGAGGGACGGCAAGTGGGTCACCGCGCCGGACGAGGCCGGGAATCCCGAACGTGGCGTTTGGCTGGTCTATGGCGGCGAAGTTGTGGTGCGCAAGGATGGAAAGCCGGTGTTTCTGACCTGGCAGAAGCTCGGCGAGCTCGCCGGCGAGCGCAACGAGGCCTGGCGCCAGCTCGAGGGCGGCGGCACCAGGCCGGTGGCGATGCCATGATCTACACGGACGGACCGATGCTGCGCGCGCCGCAGCCGATCACGGAAACGGAGGTAGATCGCGCGACGTCGCTTTTGACCACATTCAAAGACACCGTGATGGAAGGGCCGATCGGTCAGCCCTACCGGGTCGCAGAATTAGGCGCCGCGAAGGCGGGAATGTCACTGCAGGAGATGGTCGAGCGCGGGCAAACGCTGGAAGGCCTGTCCGAGCTGCTGGCAGGGCCGAAACCGTCCATACCGAAATTGCCGATCGCCGATGCAAGGCAGCGCATCAAGGACGCGGGCCTTGAGAAAGAAATGCCGTTGCGCGAGGATGCCGACATTCCGGAAGCGGCTTTCGAAATCATGTTCGGCCGCGCCCGCGAGCGGCATGAGCGCAAGATGACGATCGCGCGGGGCCCGAGCGGCATCGTCGACACGCCGCTCTGGGTCGGGACGCAGTTTCTGGCTTCGGCGGTCGATCCCTTGAACATCGCTGCCAGTTTTGTGCCTGTCGTCGGGCCGGCGCGTTATGCCCGATTGCTCGCATCTGCCGGCGAAGGCGCGCTGGCGCGAACCGGCGCGCGCGCCGCCGCAGGCGCCGCAGAGGGCGCTGCCGGCGTGGCGATGCTACAGCCGCTCGAATGGTACGCGCGCACCCAGGAGGGACAGGATTACGGGCTGAACGACATGTTGACGAACCTCGTGTTCGGAGCCGGGATCGGCGCAGTCTTCCATTCCGGCGGCGGTGCCGTCGCCGACTTCCGCCGGACGCGAAAGGGGAACGCTCTTTATCCGTTCGGCCCCGGCGAGCCGGCGGATCGCTCCGCGCCGCTTTCGGCCGACCCGCTTCCGATTTCCGCTCCTAGAGTTGACGGCGAAATCGGAAGTACCGCGTCGGAAAATATACGTGACAACGGAAGTCCGGCGTCCGCGCCGCCGCTCGACCTGGCGCCCGCGTCGCTGTCGGCCGCGGCCGCGCAAGATCGCCCGGCCTTGCTGCAGATCGCCTCCGACGCGATCGACGGCCTGCGGATCAAGCTGCGCGACATGTTCACTCGCGCGGTACAGGGTCCGCCGGCGGAGGCCGGAAAGCTCGAGCTCGGGCCGGTGACCGCGGAGGGCGCTGCCCGGATCAACGCGGTGCTGCAGCGCGCTGGCATCGACGCCGACGTCACCGGATATCGGCACGAGGTCGACGCCTACGCCACCCGCCACGCGGTCAAGCAGCACGCGGACCCGGACCGCGAGGTGCCGCGCGGCCAGTCCGCGATCACTGCGGAGGATTGGGCGATGATCCCGGATGTGCTGGCAACGCCAGACCGGGTGGATTATGCCGGCCGCACCGGCGTCGGCCGTGAAGGCATCAGCGTGCTGAAGCGAATCAACGGCCACATGCTGGTGATCGAGGAGGTGCGCACCGGGCGCCAGACCCTGGCCGTCACGTCCGTGTGGAAATACAAAATCGATGGTGGGGATGGAGCGCCGGGACGACCGAATGCTCCTGACGGAACCCCCAGTCCTGACGTCCGAGACGCACTTCCCGGCGCGGAAGATATAGGCGCGTCGAAGCCGGGTGTCGAATCCGCCAGCGCCGCCCTGCAGGACCTGCCGCCCGAGGTTCAGCGCGACGCCCTGCGTGCGACAATCGCCAACCTTCGGGCCGGTGAACCCGTCAGAGCCGCGGAAATGCTGAACGCTGCAGCGCAAGCAAACCCGCGGATCGAAGAATCCATGTCGCTTTTCCGGCCGCGGGAGACGCAGGCGGAAGGACCCAAGGCGGGACGGGACTTTTTCGACGATTTCGCGCGGCTGCGGGAGCCCTTCGAGGAGCCCGAGGCGCGCGCGGCGCTGCAGGAAATCGACGTGCTGCAGCCGCGCTCGATCGACATGCGGGCATCCGCCAAGGCGGCGCTGGATCAGGACGCGGTGGCGGCCGAGATGTATCAGGCCAGGCTCGCCGATATTCCCGAGCCGCAGCAGAACCGGGTCAAAGATGCTTTGCGCACGATCGACGACGAGCTGAAAGCGCACGAGGCGATGCTGAAACAGGGCGCCGCGTGTCTCGCGGCGGCTTTGGGATGAGCGCGCCGATCAACCTTGCCGCGCATCGCGCTGCCCGGTCCGGCGATTGCCGCGACTGGTCGCCGCTCGACGCGCTGCGCGAATGCATCGAAAAGATCGAAAGCGGGGAATGGGACGTGGAAATGGTCTATGTCGCCATGAAGACCCGGGCCGATCGCGACGGCAATTTCCGCACGCCGAGCCGCTGCGCCGGCATGAACCGGCTGGAGAGCATCGGGCTTCTGAGCGACCACCTGCATGACACCATGACCGGCGGCCGCCGATGACCGAGCACAAGGATTGCATCGACGAGAAGAGGGCCGGCGCGAATGGCAGGTAAATACGACGATTGCATCGATCGCGTCGTCAAGGCCTCGGGCGGCAAGCTGACGCGCGAGCAGGTCGAAGAAGCACTGACGGAACTCGACGCACGGGCCGAGCGCAGGGCAAAAGCCGGCCGATCGTCCGACGAATCGATGCGCGAGGCCGCGCAGGAGATGCAGGACGCCTTCATCGAACGAGCCGCCGTGCTGAAGCGCAACGAACGCATGGACGTGCTGAAGGCGATCAAGTTCAACCGCTATGTTGGACGTGCGCCGAACGCCGCCACCGGCTTCGAGGCTTTTCTCGGCGGCGTCAATGTCGTGTTCGAGGGCTCGCGGCTCGGCATTGATCAGAAATTCAAGGCGTTCCGCAAAAAGCTCGGGGGAAGCTTTGAAACCGACCTTCAGCGCAACGGGCTCGACAAGCTGTTCCACTCCAAGACGCTAGAGCGGGAATGGGCGATCGAGCTGCACGAACTCAACAAGGGCGAACGGGGCAAGCCCGGCCTGACGCAGAGCGCCGACGCGCTGAAGATCGCCGAAGTGATCCAGCGCCACCAGAAGCTGACAGTCGAGACCCTGAATGGCGCCGGCGGCTGGGTGAAATCGTTGACCGGCTATATCTTCCGCAACACCCACGACGCCATCAAGATCACCAAGGCCGGGATGGACCGATGGGCGGATGACGTGCTGGCGCATCTCGACATCCGGCGCACGTTCCACCACGACAATGCCGACCAGGCGCGGTTCGAACTGAAGAAGATGTTTCCGCAATTTGCGACCGGCGACCACCAGGACTATAGCCGCCCGCTGGATGAGCTGACGGCGACGCTCGGGATCGACCTCGGCTATAAGGTCTCGGCGCCGCGCGAATTGTTCTGGAAGTCGGCGGACGATCAGCTCGCCTATAATGCACAATACGGACGCTACAATCCGACGCTCGCGATCAAGAAGGCGCTGGAGGATTCGGCGCGGGCGGCATCGCTGCTCGATTCGTTCGGGTCGAAGCCGAAAGAGACCTTCGAGAAGGCGCTGCACGAATGGGCCGGCAAGCTGCGCGAAGGCGGCAAGCTCGACCAGTACAAGCAGCTTGAGAAAAAGGAAGCCTATCTTCGCAGCCTGTTCGCACAGGTCGACGGTTCGGCCAACCGGCCTGTGAACGAAACCTATGCGCGGATCGGCTCGGATATCCGCATCGTCCAGCGGATCAGCAAGCTGGGCTTGACCCTGTTAGCCCAGCTCGCGGACCTCGCCACCAAGGCCTCCGAACTGCGCTACCAGGGCGTGAGCTTCGGCGAAAGGCACCTCAGCGCCCTGACCGACTATTTCAAGGGCCCGATGGACGGCGAGAAGCGCCAGATCGCGGAGCTTCTCGGCCACGCGATCGATTCCGAAATCGCCAATATCTCGGCGCATTTCGATTATGGCGACATCGGCCACGACGCGCTGGCGCGCGCCGAACGCGCCTTCTTCCGCTGGTCGCTGATGAGCGCGATGACCTACAACCAGCGCCATGCCGCTGAGCGGATCATGGCTCGGCATATGGGGATGCAGCGCGGCAAGGCGCATGCCGAACTCGGCGGCGCCGAGGCTAGGGCAATGAAGTTGTTCGACATCAACAAGGCGGAATGGGAGCTTCTGCGCAAGGTGGAGTGGAACGAGATCGGCGGCAAGACCTATCTGACGCCTGAAGTCGCGACGCGCCTGAGCGACGCAGACGTGAAGGCCTATCTGGTCGAGACCGGCAAGCTGCACAAGGATGCGTCCGGCCCGGCCGTCGATCTGATGGTCAAGGATGCCCGCGACAATCTCGGGATCAAGCTCGCCAGCTATTTTGCCGATCGCGGCGAATACGCGGTGCTGGAAGTCGGCGCGCGCGAACGGGCGCGGCTCTACGGCGGCGCCAGCGAGGAATGGCGGCCGGGCACCGTCAAGGGCGAGGCGCTGCGCTTAATGCTGCAATTCAAGGCGTTTCCAACCGCGATGATCATGAAGACCTGGGGCCGCGAATTATACGGCCAGGAGCGCTCGCTCAACCAGGTGGCCGGCATCACCGAGTTCATCGCCTATGCGACGCTGCTGGGCGTCGCGGCCAGTGCCTTGAACCAGCTCGTCAAGGGTCAGGACCCGCTCTCGAAATGGCGGAACAAGCCGGGCGAGGCGCTACTCGCGGGCTTCATCCGCGGCGGCGCTGCCAGCATCTACGGCGATTATTTGCTGTCGGAATTCAGCCGGCACGGCTTTTCGTTCGTGCAGGGGCTGGCCGGACCGACCTTCGGTCAGGCCGACAGTTTGATGGAAATCTGGAACGCCTTGCGCAGCGGCAATGTAAAGGAGCAGACGGGGGTGGCGGCGGCGCGGCTGGCCCGCAACAACGCGCCGTTCATGAATCTCTGGTTCACCAAATGGGGCTTCGACGCGCTGGTCTATTGGCAATTCGCGGAATGGATGTCGCCGGGTTTCTCGCAACGGCTTGAGCGGACCACCAAGGAACGGCAGGGCATCGAATATCTGCCGCTGCTGGCGCCGACGACGGTGGCGCGCTAGCGGCGGAACATCTGCGTGATTGCCGAGAAAGCAGTTTCCGCGCCGACGAGCGCGAAAGTCAATATTAATGAGGGCGCCGCCACCGCGACCGCACCGTACCACGGCCAGCCCCAGCCTTTCCAAGCCCCGTAGAACGCGACACCGGTCGCGAAGATCGATCCAATAATGCCAAGCGCGAGCGCAACCACGAAGACAATCACTGCCAGGATCGACCCAATTCCCCACCATAGGTCGATGCCCTCCATGAAAGCGGCAGCTTGAACGATCGCGGCTGCGACATATAGGACCAACATAACCGCCTGCATCTTCTCTGCCCCTCAGCGAAACCCACGAACAACAATGAGATGTGCCGCGAAAACCGCGGCGCCAGCGACGTCCAAGTAAAACCAGACGTTGCGGCTCAGATGGATCGGAATAATTGGATTGAAGAGAATCGCGACCAGGCCCAGCAGCACGGAAAAGCTTCGCGCGACCTGCCCTTCGTTCCAGCCGGCATAGGCGAACAGCGCAGCCGCGGCGCAGATGACAATTCGGGTCAGGGTGTAATAACCGTAGGGAAGGCGCGCCGTCGCGATCAGCAGCAGCGCGACCGGAATGAGCCAGACGTACCAGGGGATGGATTTTGTTGTCATGCCCCACAACTACGATGCGGGCATCGTGCCTGAGTCTGCAACCGGGAGTCGATAGGGCGCGAGCGAGTTATCCTCAGCTGGCCTTACTTGAGGTAGCCTTTTTTCTTTAGATGGTCCGTTAAAAGCTTCTCGATGAGGGCGGATAGCGACCGGCTGTCGTCGCGCGCGGCCTTTTCCGCAGCCAGCTTTAATGCGGGGCGGACGCGAATCAATATCTGCGTGCTTTTCTTTTCGTCCATTGGAATTTGTATATCACACTGATTGACAGTCCGCTCGTTCTGTGGTGTATATCAAGTCGATATACATGCGGCCCCCGAAGGTGTTTGAGCCACCTCCGAGGGCCTGACCCGACCCACGGAGTGGACCATGGCCCAGGCTGAATCAGCATCTACCACACGACGAGATTTTCTTCGACTTGGCACGACCGCCGTTCTGTCCAGCCCGGCGGCCGTGACAATGGCGATGGCGGCGGGCAAGCGCGCCCACGTTCACACCGCCGCCATCGCCCACCCCGATGCGGCGCTGCTTGCTCTGGCCAGCCCGCTGCGGGCGGCGATGCTGGAGGAAAACGCAGCGATCGAAACAGATGCTCCTGCGGAAGTGGTCGAGGCGGCCTATGATCGCGCCGCGGCGCTCGTGCGGGCGGTGCCCGACATGGTCGCGCAGACGCCCGAAGGGCTTCGGGTGAAGTGCCTGGCGCTGCAATGGGCGCGCGGCATTGATGACGATTGGCAGTTGGGCGGCCCGGACACGACCGACTGGCAACTGCTCGGCTCGATCGTTCGCGACGTCGTCGCGATGTGCGAAGCCCGGCGGTGACCTATGAGGATTATATTCGTTCATCCCTATGGAAGGCCAAACGAGCCGAGGCGCTTGCAAGGGATGGTTTCCGCTGCCGCCTCTGCGATTCGCCTGGCGAACTCGAGGTTCATCACCGACGTTATCCGCAACAACTCGGCACGGAGAGTATCGACGATCTCACGACCTTATGTTGCGAGTGTCACGAGATCGCGACCACGATCATCCGGCGGCGACGCTACGCAGGTCGCGATGTCACAACCGCCGACCATGCCGGTCGCGAAGCCGGAGAGTTCGGACGGGGACGGCGGGATGTGCGTGTTGCGCTTCACGATGCGCGGCGTCAGTCCTCTGCTGACCCATTCAAGCCGGCTCGCCAATCCGCTCGACGCGGTGACGAAGGAGATGAAGCGGATATCGAAGAAGCGGGCAAAGACTGACGCCGATCTGGAATATCTCGCTCGGTTGGAATTTCTTGGCGGGCTGTGGCTGCAGGACGGGGAACCGTGCATTCCCGGCGAGGCGTAGCCGCGTCAGCGGTTAGAGACGCCATGGTGTGGCACGGCGGGGCAAGGCGTGTCTTGGCAAGGCTGGCTGTGGCAGGCTAGGGCAGGCCGAGGTGTGGTTTGGCCTGGTATGGCGGGGTCAGGCAAGGCAGGGGTGAAAGGCCGTCTCTCTGAGGCGGCCTTTCCGTTTGGCGCCGCGAGCAACGACGAGAGAAGCGCGCGGCCCGCCGGCGGACGATCAGCAGCCCCGGCGATTCTGGGTCGGCCGCACAATCTCCGGCCCGGTCGCGCGACGGTCCCGGTGATCCGGCCGGCTTGAAGCCCGCGTCGGACCTACAAACCCCGCTTTCTCGGTACTACGACGGGGAGGCGGGACCGCAGACCCCTATAGGCGCGAATCCGGCCGACGTCGAGGCGGCCTTTCCGTTTACCGGTTCGCGCTAGCGTCGCCCGCATGGAGGCCCGATGCCCGACGTTGCGATTTTCGAGGCGATGATCGAGGACCTGAAGCTGCGCCGGCTGACCGGCCGGCCGGCGGTTGCGACGGATCGGCGCCAGGCTGAAGCGCAGGCGCTGCTCGACCGCATGCTCGATGCCGGGATACTACCGCGCGACGAACTGGCGCTGGCGATCAATGGACTTCAGGTGCTGCGGTGCAACTTATTGTGGGCCGCGCAAAATCCGGGGCCGCCGCCGGACGAGGCCGAGATGGAGCGCCTCATGGCCTCTCTGCTGCGATCGCGCGCGCGATTTGCTGGCGAAACGATTCTAATGTCGCGCGATCTAATCGCAGCGCAAGATCGACTTGATGCGATGTTTCGATCAGGAGAATTACCTTCTGATCCTCATCAAGCTCTGCATGTGTTCCGGTCACGTCGTACTGATAGCGCGGCCGCATCGAGGCCTCCCGTCGAGACCTAGCGTTTCCGAGTCGCGCACCGCGAGTCGATAGCGCAAGAACAGTTTTCCGCAAGTCAGCCGCCTCCGGGCGGCTTTTTTATTGAGGTTCACCGATGACGACGACCGACCGCCGCTACAGCGTGGCCGAAGGCCTTGGCGTGAAGGCACCCGTGCGGGTGGCGACCACCGCCTCGGTTGCGCATTCCGGCCTGCAGGTGATCGATGGCGTGCAGACGATCGAGAATGACCGCATTCTCGACAAGGACCATGCCGACGGCACGCTGCGCGGCATCTGGCTCGCCTCGAGCGGCGACTGGCGGCGCGCGCCGGATTTCGACGGCGACCGCGACATCACCCGGGGCACCCGGGTATTCGTCGCCGAAGGCTCGGCCAATATCGGCCGCGATTTCTACGTCACGACCGCAAACCCGATCACGATCGGCACCACGGCGCTCACCTTCCAGTATTTCGGGGCGCTCGGCATCCTGGAGCTGGTCGACGACACGACGCCCCAGCTCGGCGGGACGCTCGACACCAATGCGAAACAGATCCGCTGGTCGAAAGGCGCCGACGTCGCGTCCGCGAACGCGCTCACGCTCGGCAATGACGGCAATTATTTTGACATCACCGGCACCACGGCGATCACCTCGATCGCGACCAAGGCCGCCGGCACCCATGTGAAGCTGCATTTCGACGCCGCGCTGACGCTCACCCATCACGCCGTCAATCTGATCCTGCCGTCGGGCGCCTCGATCGCGGTCGCCGCCGGCGACGAGGCCGAATTCGTTGAATATGCGACCGGGCAATGGCGCTGCACGTCTTATCAGCGCGCCGCCGGAAAGCCGCTCGCAACCGACTTGGCGTTGGCGCTGTCGATGTTGAACGGCACGCTGGCCGAAAGCCGCAACGCCAACGCGGTCACGTTCGCGATCAAGACTGTCGCCGGCAACGATCCGTCGCCAACCGATCCGGTCACAATCCTGTTCCGCGATGCGGCCGCCGGTACCGGCGGCCTGGTCGCTCGCACGGTCACGGCGGCGCTCTCGCTGACGCTTTCGGCGGGCTCGACGCTCGGCTTTTCCAGCGGGGTGCCGGGACGCCTGTGGCTGGTGGCGTTCGACGACGGCGGCACGGTGCGGCTGGGTGCCATCAATTGCCGTTCGTCCGCCGACATCTATCCGCTCGCCGGATGGAATATCGCCTCGTCCACCGCCGAAGGCGGCGCCGGCGGCGCCGACAGCGCCTGGGTGTTCTACACCGCAGCCGCGGTCACATCGAAGGCCTATGCTTTGCTCGCGGCGGTGAACTACGGAGCCGGGCTCGCCACGGCCGGAAACTGGGACGTGGCCCCGTCGCGGATGCAGCTGTTTGGTCCGGGCACCCAGCTGCCCGGCGAGATCGTCCAGACGCAGCTGACCGCGACCGGCCTGCTCGCCACCGGCACGACGGTGGTGCCGGAAGACGACACCATTCCGCAGATCACCGAAGGCACTGAATTCATGACGCGGACGATCACGCCGACGTCCGGCGCCAATCTGATCGAAGTGGAGGTGCAGGCCTGCGCGGCGGTTTCGGCCGGCAACCGGATCGCGGGCGCGTTGTTCCTGGATGCGGTCGCGAACGCCCTGGCTGCGGGAATTCAGAACGCGACCAACGCCATCCCGGCAATATTGAGGTTGCGTATCTTCATGCTGGCGTCGTCGACCGCGACCATGACGCTGCGCTTTCGCGCCGGCCCGGTCAGCGCCGGCACACTCACCTTCAACGGCTCCGGCGGCTCGCGCGAATTTGGCGGGGTTGCCAATTCCTACATCATCGCCCGGGAGATCGTCGCATGATGACGCTGGTCCCGAACTGGCGCGCGGTGCTGTCGCGCGCCTGGAGCGCCTGGCTCCTCTACATCGTGATCGCGATCAACGCGGCCGACCTGCTCGTCTATTGGTTCGGTTCTGCGTTGCCCGGCCCGTTATGGGCCCGCGCGGGCGTGACAATTTTGGTGTCGTCGCTCGGGCTTTACGCGCGCCTGGTGTTGCAGCCGAAGCTGTCGAAGGCAGCCGGCGAATGAACGCCGCCCGCACCCGCGGCTCGATTCTGGGCGGCGGCGCCTTCGCCGTCATGGCGATCGCGGCGGTCGCCCAATTCGAAGGATTTCGTCCAACGGCCTATCTCGACATCGTCGGCGTTCCGACCATCTGTTATGGCGCGACGCGCGGCGTCACGCTTGGCGAGACCGCTACCAAACAGGAATGCGACGCGCGCTTGCTCGATGAGCTGCGCGAATATGAGGCCGGCATGCTGGCCTGTCTCGAAACGCCCCTGCCGCCCAAGGTGCAGGTCGCCTTCGTTTCGCTGACCTACAATATCGGCACCGCCGCCTTCTGCCGCTCAAGCGTGGCGCGGCATGCCAATGTCAATGATCTGGCCGCTGCCTGCGACGCCATCCTGAAGTGGAACAAGGCCGGCGGCCGCGAGATCGCAGGCCTGACGCGACGGCGCCAGGCCGAGCGCAAGATCTGCCGGGAGGGCCTGCGATGAAACTTCTCTGGTCGGTGGTGCCGCTGCCCTGGAAGCTCGGTGCCTTTGCCGTGCTGCTGGCCGGCGCCGGCTATGGCGTCTGGCACGTCTATTCCTCGATCGAACAGGCTGGCTATGACCGCGCTATCAACGATGTTGCCAAAACCAATGCCGTGGCCTCCGCGAAGCTTCGCGACGCGGTGCATCGCGCCCGCTCGTGTCGCGATTTTGGCGGCGATTGGGATCAGTCTCGCGGGCTGTGTCGGAACCAGCTCGATTAAGTTCGCGACCGTCAAGGAATTCTGCGACGGCCTGCCGGTGCAGAAATACGCGGTGCTGGGCAAGACAAGGTTCGATCAGCCCTGGATCGACGACGTGTCCGAAGGCCTGATCGCCGGCTGCAACCGCGAGCGGCCGCAAGTCCGGCCGGCTGAATGGGATGAGGCGGTGCCGCTGCCGAAGCCCAGGCCCGCGGCGAAGGCCGCGAAACCGAAGAAGAAGACGATCCGCGAGCGCCTGCGGATCGGCGTCTGACCCACAACCCGGAGATTGCCATGAGAATGCTGCTTGCCGCCGCGGCGATCGCGGCTGCGATCGTCGGCGCCCTGACGGGCTGCATCCGGCCGGCGGCCGCGCTGAGCGAGATCGGCGGCGGCCAGGCGCGCGTCTATACCGGGCTCGTCTGCGACCGGCCGGACCAGGTCGAGCGCTTCATGGCGCTGAACGGGCCCGACAATGCGGCCGCTGCGCTTGCGGTGGTGAATGCCGAGGCCGGCAAGGCCGACGCTTGCGTGATCACCACCTATTTCGCGCGACGGGAGGCGGTGGTCGGGCGGATCCAGCGGGACGGCGGCGTGCTCGGGATCCTGCGCATGAAGGTGGTCGCGGTGCGCAGCCCTTGCGGCCTGGTGCTGCTGGCCGACCCAGCGCTGCTTTCCGAGCCCGTCACATGGTTCTCGATCGAGCCGCTGCCCGAAGCGGATTTGTAGTCAGCACCGGAAAGGAGGGCGGTCATGGCCCTGCAGGAAGCCGTCCCGCACGAGGGCACGATCGTGATCGACAAGAAGGTCACCATTGCGACCGCCGTCACCATGATCGGACTGATCGCGGCCGCCGGCTTCGGCTACGCCATGCTGCTCGCGGACGTCTCGCAGCTCAAAGCCGCCTCGGCCCGCGACGTGCCGAAGCTTGCCGAGATTCACGATCGCACCGGCCGGATGGAAACCGACATCGCCTGGATCCGGGCGACGATCATGCAGGGCCTGCCGATCCGACCGCGCCCCTAGATTTTCAGCACCTAAGAACTCATGCGCCCGCCGCAGGCCTTCGCGCCGGCGGCGGGCTTTTTTGCGTTCATGGTGGCTCCCTTCCACAGCATCTAGCGGCTTGCCGACCGCGCCCGCCTGCGCAGAATCCGGTCATGTCTCACACCCTGGGTCCACGGCAACTCGCCGCCCGCGAGCGCGAATTCCAAAAACAGGCTCTGGCGAAGCGCGAGGCCGAGCAGAGGCAGGATCTGGATCAGGCGCTCAATCTGGTCGCCGCCTTCAATTCCCGGATCGCCGCGAAGCGCAAGATCCTGCTGATCCCGACCATCGAATGCGCGCTGCTCGCCGGGCATCCCTGGCTGCACGTCGTCTGCCGGCGCTGCGAATGCGTCGGCGCGATCGATCTCAGTTTCCGAAAGAGCAACCCGAATCGGCCGGTGACTTCGGTGGTGCCGACATTCGAATGCGCGATGTGCGATGGCCGCCACCCGATTCCGCGCGTCCTGAAGCTCAGCCCGTATCACGAGCCCGGCCGGCCGATCGACCGCGACCGCCGGCCCGGCTGGCCGCGCGATCCGGGCTTACGATGATAAGTTCCTTGGCAGCCTTGGTCTGGTCTCCGCCGCTGACGGTGTAGCTGACCTGAACCGGCTCGCATGATGCCCAGGTAAAAAGCTTGCGGATCTGCGGCACGTCGTTGATCGTCATCACAAACCGGCCTTTCAATTTCTGCAGGCGGTCCGACAACTCGACGTATTCCTCGCGCTTGAACAGCGAGCGGCCGTAGTAATGCTCGGTGCCCCAATAGGGCGGGTCGAGATAGAACAGCGTGCCGGCGCGGTCCCAACGGTCAAGGAAGGCCTGCCAGGGCAGGCACTCGATCCAAACGCCGGCGAGTCTCTCGTGAGCCGCTTCAAGCATCGGCCCAAGCTTGGTGACGTCGAACCGTGCGGTGCCGGTGGTATTAATGCCGAAGCTGCGGCCCGCCACTTTGCCGCCGAAGGCGAGACGCTGCAGGTACAAGAACCGCGCTGCGCGCTCGAGGTCGGTCAGGATTTCCGGATCCTGGTTAACAAGGCGTTCGAATTCGGCCCGAGAAGTGAGCTGCCACTTCAACATATCCATAAACGCCTGGTAGTGGCGCTGCAGGATCCGAAAGAACGTCGCGACGTCGCGGTTCAGATCGTTGATCGCCTCGACCTTTGGAATCCTCGTTCTACGCAGGAAAACTCCGCCCATTCCGACGAAAGCTTCGCAATAGGTCTGGTGCGGGTGCTGCTCAAGGGCGGCGATGACGTGGCGGGCGAGCTGCTTTTTACCGCCGACATAAGGCGCGATCGGACGCACGGCGCCGATCTCGCGCATGACGATTCCCATTTTGTACGAAGCTCCACCAAAGCTAGGCTCGCACCGCGGCCTTCGGGCCGTGGCGGGCCGGCGTTAGCTTGCTCTCGTCGGGTGGGGAATTGCTGCCAAGCTGGCCCCATGGCCGGGAAACCGGCCCCCGTCTGCCTGCCTACGTGAAGCGGAGACGAAACTACTACGCGGCGGCGTTGGCCGCCAGCCGATCGCGCAGCGCGTAACCCATCAGCGGCCAGAGCTGGCGGATGCAATCCTCGTAGGCGAGCTTCCTGCCGAGCTCGGCATTGAAGTTCTGTGCCGAGGCCGGCGCCGACTTGCCGATGACGGTGAAGCCGTTCTTCATCACCAGGATGCAGATCGACAGCAGGCGCAGCTGATCGAAGATCTTGATCGTTCCGCCCTGTTCGACCACGGCGTCTTCGCCGGTGGTGTCGTAGCGCGCCGCGATCGCGCCCTCGATGTCGGCGAGCGAGACCCGCGGCGCGACCGCAAAAGCGGCTGCCTCGGCGTCGGATGCTTGCAGGCTCATGCCGGCACCGGGGGTGCCGGAGCGGGCACGGGCTCGGCGTTGGCGCCCGGCACCGGCGGCGATTGCGGTTGCGGCGCGGGCGCAAGCTTGGGCTGCTCGGCGAGCTTTTTCTCCAGCTCCTCGGTCTTGGCCGCCTGCCCGACCTGGTAGGGCATCCAACGCGCGAAGCCGCGATCCGCCGGAACGCCTTCACCCTCCTGCACCAGCGTCACTTTGGTGCGGCCAAACACGGCGCCGCCCTTGGAGAAAACCCCCAAATTGACGCTGCCGTCGAGATTGACCGCGGCCAGGATCGCGGCGAGCGGGCCCTGGCCTTGATGTTCTTCCGGATGCGGGAAGTACCACAGGTTGCGAGCGACACTGGGCTGGATCATGCTGCGGCTCCGGAGGCGAGGGATCGAACGATGGCGAGGAAGATGTGGTCCTTGGCCTTCTGCGCAGGCGGCAGCTCGTCGTAGGGCACGAAGCACGGATGCTGCTTGCGCGCCGGGTCTTTCACCGGCCCATAGACCCAGCCCTCGGCGCGCTTTTGCGCGAGCCAGCTGTCGTGACTGTCGGACGGCATCGCGTCCGGGTTGTCGAGCGCGAAGTTCACGCCAGCGATCGCGCTGTCCTTCTGCCAGTCCGGCGCCTGCTCCCACGCCGGTTGCGAATGGTCGCCCTGCGAAAGGCAATAGGCGCGGTTGACCTCGTGGCAGACCCGCGCGATCGCGACGGTGGCGGAGTGGTTGTTGGCCATGGCTAGAGCACCTTGACGGTAACGCGGCCGCTGAAGGCGTTCGACCATTGCGGTTCGACCTTGATCAGGCCGTCCGCCATGAGCCTCTTCTGATCGCCCTTCTTCAGCGCGTTCCAGGCTTCCGGCACGACTTCCGGCACCTCGCCCTTGTAGGTCTTCGGCTTCGGCGGGGAGACCGAGACATTGCCGTCGGCGCCGAAGTCCTCGCGAAAGCTATCGCCGCATTCGCCGGCGAGTTGCTTGAGCTCGGCCTCGAGCTTGTCGATCTTCAGAAAGTCGGCGGCCAGCTTGCGATGGATCGCGAGCAGATCCTCAGCGGCCTTGCGCCGTTTCTTCACGAGCGCCGGCGCCGGCGCGGCTTTGGCTGTGGTCATGGGCCGGGAGCATCCGCCGGCGCGGTTAAAAAAGATTCAAGTGGCGCCGTTGCGGCAGTTTTTGCCTATCAATAGGACAGGCGCTGTCGGATCGCTGCCTCGTTGTATCGCCGGTAGAGATCGCAGGCGACGGCGCGATCGATTTTTACGGTCTGCGTCTGCATGGTTGCTCCTAGTTGGTTTTGAACGCTGCACTCGGAATCGGGTGGGTCATGTAAGCTGTCCCAGTTCGGGAAATTTCTTTGAAAACCATTCTGGATGTCGGATATGGCCGGGCTCGGCGCCCATCACGAGCGCGATGCGGTTGCCGGTAGCCACCAGCGCATCGGCGCGCCAGCCAAAGAAAAACACGCGCTTGCGCCGCTGAGGGACGCCAAAATTCGCCGCATTAAGAATGTCCCATTGCACGTCGTAGCCGACGGCGCACAGGTCGCGGCAGATCTGTCGCATGATCTTGCCCTTCGCCATGCTGACGAGGCCCGGCACGTTTTCGAGGACGAAACATCGTGGCAATGCCTCCCCGATAATGCGCACACATTCTCTGTAGAGACGGTTGCGGGGATCGCTGATCATGCTCTTGCCGGCCGTCGAGAAGCCCTGGCACGGAAAGCCACCCTCAAGCGCATCGGCCTCGCCGACTTTGAGATCCGCGGCTTCCAATATCCGCGCGGTGCTGAGCTGCGTTATGTCTTCCGACAGAATCGCGGGATCGCGGCGTTGGTGCCAAGAGCGGCGACCCTTTTTCCCGCGAGGCTTGATCCAGTTAAGTGCGAGCGTTTGGCAGCATGCCTTGTCCCGCTCGACGAAGACGCGGACCTCGAAGCCCGCTTGTCGCATGCCGAGCGCGCAGCCTCCGCAACCTGAAAATAGCGAGATCAGCGTCGGGGCGCGCCGGCGACGCCTTCGAAGCTCCATTTCATGGATGGAATAAAGATATTTTGGCGCTGTTGTCGCCTGCAGCGGCGCGACATTCATGCCGCGTCTCCGCCGTCGACCGGCCACACGGCCTGGTGCAGCGGCTCGTTGGGCTTGCCGTGATAGGCGAGCTCGAGCTCGCCATCCTTCGGCCATTGGAGCGCGACGGCCCTGCCGGTCAGCACAAAGGCGGCCGCGCAGATCCGCGCGCGCAGGCCCATCGACCAGGGCCGCGGCTCGCCCATGGAGCGCACCCAGACCGGAATGTAGCCGCCGCTCGTTGTCGGCAGCAGGACTTCGGTGGTTTTACCGTGAGGCTGGGGCACCACATCGCTGATGTGGTGCAGGAACCAGCGGCGGGTGAGGGTCATGCCGGCACCGCGAAGCTGCAGGTCCAAGAGTGATGCCGGCCACAGCCAGGGCACGGCCAGGAATTGCAGCTGTTACCGGAAGGGTCGAAGCAGTACCCGTAGCAGCAGGTTACGGCGCGGCGATCTGCCGTCAGATGCCCGCAGCCGCTGCATTGAGCGACGAACTTCGGTCTGCCAGAATCGCAGGGCCGATTTGCCGGGGCCGCCGCAGGTTTCGGGGCTTTGTCAGAATCGCATTCAACGATTCCAACGGGGTGGGCAAGGTTCGAATCCTTGTGCGCCCACCACGCAAGCTGCTGATTCATCACAACTTCCTTTCTGCGATTCTGACGTGATTCTGACACGCGGTTCTTACGCTGTTCCGCCGTCGTCGCCAGCCGTCTTGCGCAGCTCGCGCTTGGCATCGGCGACCAGGTCGTTCTTCTTCGAACCGCGCCGGCGAATGTAGCTGACGGTGGTCTCCGTCCTGGTGTGGTTCAGCGAGTCGCGGATCAATTCGATCGGCACGCCGGCATTCTCCGCCTCGGTCGCTGCGCCCGGCCGCGCGTCCCGGTTCCAGACTTCCTTCGGGATCCCGGCAGCGTCGGCGATGCGCCGGAACCAGCGCGAATATTGCGCGCGCAGGATCGGCAGGCCGCCTTCGCCCTTCACGATCGGACCCTTGCGCTCGTCATGCGGCACCGCCTCGAGCAGCGGCATCAGCAGGTCGTACTTCGTCAGGTCGAACTCCGCCGGCGACTTGTATTTCGATTTCGACGTGCGCGTGCGCCAGCGCCAGCCCGGGATGTTCTCCCAGGTGTAATAACCGGCCCAGATCTTGGTGCCGATGCGGATCTGGGGAATGTCGGCGCGCAGCTTCGGCGCCGGCACCATCGGGTGGTAGTCGCCGATGATGTCGAGCTGGCGGACGCCGAACTCGAATTGCGAGGCGACGCCGATCGCGAGGTAGCGCGCGCGGTCGGCCGGGATCGCGCCCTTGGCGCCGAGCTCGCCGGCCGTGCGGATGAAATCGCGCGCCATCGCATAGGTCATTTCAAGTTCGCGGGAGCCGCGACGCTCGAACGTGACCAGCTTCAGCTCCTCGACCAGCTGATGGCAGTCCTTCTTGCGAAGCGCCGCCATGAAGCGCAGCACGGTGCGCAGCATCGCGATCCCGTCATGCGCGCGGTCGATGCGTTCAGCTCCGAAAATCGCCGCGCCGGCGCCGTCGCGGCCGATGATGGCGGGCTTGCGCCATTCGCGATACCATCGCTTGCAATCGACGATGGTGCAGTTCTTGACGACGCGGGTGCCGATCGTCTTGATGATCAGGCGCAGCGAGACCAGATAGGTATCGCGCGTCGAATGCTTGACGGTGTGGAAGTCCGAATCCGGGTGTTCCTGATAGATCCTGCAGGCGCTGCCGATGGTGCCGTCATAGATCGTGATGACCGGCAACAGCCCGTCGGCCTGGTGCGCCTTCTTCCGGTCCTCGATCCAGTCGAACAGGCGGGCGCTGTGCTCCTGGCACAGCCGGTCGATTTCAGCGTCGCTTGCGCCGGTCGGCAAGGCGATGCACGGATCCGGAAAGCCCAGCGTCTCCCGGACCACGTTCTTCGCGATCCAGTAGCGGAGATTGTTGCGGCCGATCTTGTGTCCTGGCCTTGCGCCCCGGGGCGGCATCGAAGTCTTCTTGCCCATCTTCGGCGGTTGCGGTCGGCTCATTTGCGGCCATCCCCTCGGCATCGTCCAGCCAGGCCTTGCATTTTGGCCAATAACGCCCACGCCACAACGAGTTCACCTGTGGAAAGCCCTTCGGCTCCTGACTTTTCAGCGCCGCACTGAAGCTGTCGCGGCCCATATGCGGCGCGACCAGCTGGTGCAGCGTCTTGTCGTCGACATAGGCCGGCATGGCGCCAGCGGCGGTCGAGAGCCGGCCGATCGCGGCGCGCAGGTCGGCGAGCAACTCGCGAAGGTCAGCCGACACGGGCGCCTCCCGCAGCCTCGATCGCGTCCTCCTCGGGCACCGGAACCTCGAACGGCGCTTCGCCCGGCTTCAGCGGGAGGTTGGCGGCGCGGCAGATATGCATGGCGCCGGCGCGCGAATAGCGGCCCGCCTCGGCAATGTTCTTCGTGTAGCCACGGTAGCCATGCAGCGCGGGACGCAACCAGGCGCGATGCTCGCTCGACCAGACGAGATAGCTCCGGTCGGCGCTGCCATCGACATGCGCCTGGATCGCCTGGTCGAGCGCGTTCGCGCTCGAATGCGCCAGATCCGGCGCGCCGTTGCCATTGGCGTAGCTTTTCAGCGCATGCGAAGCGCCGACCGCCGCCTTGATCAGGTTGGACACGGTGGCGGTCACAGGATCAGCCTCAGCGGAATCGCCTCGACGCTCGGGCGCATATCGGCCTGGCGCCGCAGCTGCTCGTCGAAGGCGCGCGTCAGCCGGTCGATCTCCGGATGGGATTTGGAGATTTCCGGCGCGATGCGGGTGATGAAGGCCTGCACCGGAATGCCGTCCTCGGTCGCGCCCTGCCAGACCCGCGCCGGCACCGCCGTGCCGTTGACGATCAGCTCGACGATCTTGTCGGTGTTTTCGAGCGTGATCTTCATGCGACGATCCTTTCCGGGTAATTCCAGAAGCCCTGAAAGCCGCGGATCGGCACAGGCTCGCGGAACGGCGACACATGAAAAAGCGGCCATGCCCAATTGAAATCGCCGCGATCGCTGTCCTCGACTTTCATCTTGAACAGATCGCAAGCGAGCAGCGGCTCGCCGAGGCAGGCCGTGCCGAGCGCGGCAGCGAGCGGGAGGAGGCGATACTTGTGCGCCGCGCGAACGCGCAGCAGGAGAGTGCGCGCTTTCTCGGCGTCAAGTCCGGTCTGCGGGTCACACCTATCAATCCGGCGCAGCAGGTCCTCGACTTCAGCGGGCTTCACCGACCGGGCGCCAGCGTGGATCACAATCTTCTCGCCGAGGCCTGGCGCATTCGAGTAGGCCGTAAAGGGCTTGGGCCGAAACTCGTTGGGCTTCGCACCAACCATGATCAGCGAGGCCCAGGGTTGCCAGATTGTGATCGCCCGCATCACGCCGCCTCGTCGTGGAAGCGCGCGCCGCAGGCGACGCAATAGGAATTGAGCTGGTCGGTGTAGAGCCGCCTGGCGTGCGCGCACCGGCGCCGAGCCGCTGAGGCCCTGCGCGATCGAGACCAGGGCGCCGCGCTGTTGCGGTCGCTCGATGGCGAGGAAGGCTTCGGCCAACGCAAGCCCTTGCGCGGTGCCGAGCATTTCGGTGACAAGATCGCGCGCGTCGCCGGTTTGCGATTCCTCGGTGGCGCCGTCGAAGAACCAGGACACCGGCCGCTTGAAGGTGGCGGCGATCTGCACCATCCGGCTCGAGCCGATCCGGTTCACACCCTTTTCGTATTTCTGCACCTGCTGGAAGGTGACGCCGAGTTTCTCGCCGAGCTTCTCCTGGCTCATATTGGCGAGCGTGCGCGCGAGCCGCACGCGGGCGCCGACGAATTTGTCGACTTGTTGGGGGCCGGTTCTGGTCATGACGCTTTACTCCGCTGCCTGAAGCGGGCTCGTTGCCCGCCGATTTTCGATGGCCTCCGCGAGCTCGCCGAGGCTGACGCAATCGGCGATGGAATGATCGAGCAGCCGGATGCCGAAATGCTGCTCGAGGTCGATCAGAAGCGCGATGCGCGGATGTTCGCTGTCGCCGCTCGGCAGCGCCGACAAGATCGTGTCCTCGCGCAAGGCGCTGCGATGGACGTGAAACCGGCGCGCGACCAGCGTGCGCATCTGGTCGAAGGTGGTCATCGCCGCGTGTTCCTCGAAAGGGTGGCCAGCGTGGCGACGCCTACCAACAGCGCCACGCCGATCGCCGCCAGGTGGGGGTATGAGCCACCTGCCGGGATTGCGAAATTCTCGACGATGTCGTGAAGCAGCAGCGGATCGGCCGCGAGCCGCAAGGCTGCGAACGAGGCGGACACGCCGGCGATCACCACCAGGGCGGTGGCGATCAGCCGGCGCGGGCCCACCGCGACAAGAGCCGGGCGCCGGTCGCGCAAGGGAGGAGCGGGGGGCAGGACTTGTACCTGCATCGTCGGGCGGGAACCCGCTGCTCTGTCGGTTGAGCTACCCCCGCGAAAGATCATGGCGCGTCTCCTCGAACGGAAAATTCGGCAGGCGCGCGATCGACGGCCGCGGGTTGGCTTCCGTGGTTTCCTCGTCGCCGATCGCGCGCTTCGCCCGCATGCGGGCGATCTTCTCGGAGAGCGAGAGACGCGATACGACGCGCCCCGAGACAGTCCTTGAGATCTTGGTGTCGCGGCCTGCCGGCATCGGATGGCGGCCCTGGCCGGGACGTTTCAGGCCCAGATGGCGGGCGCGAATGCGGTTGGATTTCGCGAACATCGGGGTCACGACCTCGCATCCGTGTTTCAGGTTGCATGGCGCATGCGCGACGCCGACCGACTTGCCGCCGAACGACTTCGCCCGGCTCGGACAATGGCTTTCGTGCCAGGGCTCGTTTTCGTCGACGGGCAGCCCGCAGAGGTTGCAGACCGGCGTGCGCAGCCGGCCGTCGCTTTCCACATAGGCCTTGTGGACCTCGCGCGCCCACAAGGCCTCGCGCTTCTTCGAGCCGAATTTCGGGCGACAGGCCATGGTCAGAGCTCCCGCGCGGACAGCCCGCGCTCGATCAATTGGCGGATGGCTTCGGTGGTGGTGACGCTGGCGAACGCCGCGGCGCGATCGATGCGCGCGAAGGTGGCGTCGTCGACCCGCACCACGATGGTGCGGGTCAGACCTTTCGCCACGCCCTGAGCCGCTGCCTTGCGCGGACGGCCGGTCGGCTCGAGCCTCGGTTCGAGGCGCGGCTCGATCCGCAACTCGGGCTGCGGCAGCGGCTGGAAGCCGGCGAGACGGGCAAGGCGGCTCGCGAGGTTCATGATCACGACCCCTGCGAGAGCATCGCCGCCGCGAGACGGCCGGTGCGGAATCGGCGCTGGCGCGAGGCGGCATTGCGATCGCGCGGCGCGCAGAAGCGCGGCCGGAATGGACCGGCGATCTGTCCTTTATCGGGGTCGAGATGCCTGACCAGGCCGAGGATGTCGTGGGCGAAGCAGAACGGGTCGGCGGCGAGCAGGCCGTCCAGGTTCAAGCGCTGGGCATTGCCATGGCAGACCGTCAGCATGAGCTGAATGTCGAGTTCGCCCAGCCCCTCGGCCGACAGCGCCTGCAGATCGGCGATTGCGCGCCTGGCGATGGCGTGGATGGTGAGGCGCTCGGCGCGCGTCACGCGAAAGGAGAGGGGCATGGGCGTTGTCCCGTCGCCCGGGGAATCGGGCTACGGGAAAAGTTACGTTAAACGCAACCTATGGTCAATTGAATAGTTACGTTTAACGTAACTATTTGAATTTGGCGTAATCGACTTCGACTGTGAAGGAGCCGGTCTTTAATTCCAGTTCAGGCAGGGCTTTTCCAACAATCATGCCCTGCCAGGCGATCCGGCGGTCCACACCGGTCTCCACGCATAACTTATCCACTTCGGCAAGCCATTCCATCGGCCGCCAAAATACCAAGTCTAGCGGCTGCAACTTCGGGGCGTTCCGGGCGGGCACCAAAGCGTGATGTAGAAAGAAGTCCCTATTTCCTGCGATGAGAATGTCCGCCGTTTGATAGCCGTCGTCGCGCAACTCGATGCGGTGCCCGCGGACGAGTGCAAGCCGCATGAAATCAGGCCTTATCTCGGGCTCAAAAAACTCGCAGGCGTATTCGAATGCTGCCGAAGTGGATTTGAAAATTAAACTTGAAGGCAGAGATGGCCCTTTTTTGCGCCAGCTTAACCAGTCGCCCAAACCCATGTTATCTGACCGGGCGCGCCCGCCTTGGCGCAGGCTCTTGTCGATCCGCCTCGGACGGCGGCCGCGTGAGTAACACGCCAGGGTGGATGCCCAAGGCATCGGCGCAGGCTTCCAGGAAATCCTGCGTATATCCCTGCTTCAAGTCCTCGATTCGGGAGATCGAGGTCTTGGTGGTGCCGAGCATGTCGGCGAGCTGCTCCTGGGTGAATCCACGAAATTCTCGCCATTCCCGGATGAAATGACGACGGCGACGCGACGGATTACCGATTCTTGGTGGCATTCTGCAGGGTACCTGTGCTCCAGACGCCGGTCGTTATCGTCCAACGCAACGAATCCTTGACAAGGATGTTGCGTTAAACGTAACTCGACGTATGGATGCGTCGGAGCACCCCATTCGCGCCTATCGCCTGGCATTCGATCCACCCCTTCGACTGGAGGATCTGGCCGAGCGGCTGGAAACCACGAAAGCAAACCTTTCGCGGATCGAAACCGGAAAGCAGAAGCTGACGGAAGAGCTTCTGTTTAAGGCCGTCGCCGAGACTGGAATCTCGGCGAGGCACCTTCGCCCCGATCTGGCGAAACTGTTCTCACGGACCTCGCGCCGCGCTCGCCATAGGCGAAGCCGCGCGGCAGCCTGAGGGGCTGCCTAATGCGCCGTATCCCTCAACGAGACCACATTGTCGTTGGCGCCGATGCCGGCGGCGGGCAGCAGGCAGCGCATCATGGCGAACAGCGCGGCCGGCAGGTCCGCCAGCGGCCATTGGAGCGTGACCTCGACCACCTGCTGCTGCGACGCCTCGGGCAGATCGACCGGCGTATGCCGGCACGCCAGGTGGATGTAGAGCCAGCCGTCGATCAGCTCGATGCCGGCGATGGTGTTGCACGAGAATTTCTGCGGATGGACCGGCGCGATCACGTTGGCAGCCGGCTTTACGATCCAGACCATGACGCTTCCCCCAAGGCGGGCTTGGTTGCCCTGCCGGCATTGTGAGGGAGAGCGCATGAGCTTCCGCAAGCGCAACTTCCGGCAGTGCGACGACTTGGCCACCCGCGCGCTTTCGCTTCAAATGCGCGCGGCGACCGAAAGCCTTCGGATACGCGCGCTGTCGTGCATTCGACCGGGGCGGCGGGGGTTTTTCGCGAGCGAGTTGCGTCATGGTTCGAGTGTTGAATGGGTTATCCACAGAGTCCCAAGGATTCGACGGCGGAATTCTTCCGAACGGTTCCGACCCGGAAGAAAACTTCCGGCCCGAACTGGTCGGCGAGGTCCTGCGCGTGATCTGGCGCAAGAAGACCGACGCCAAGGTCGCTTCCATCTGCAAATTTTCCGACCGCCAGGCGCGCGATGTCATGAACGGCACCGTGGCGATGCCGGCGGTGCTGCTTTCGGCGATCAATGCCGCGCTCGTGCGGCGCCCGGTTAAGCCAAAGCGCGCAAAAAACTAGTCCGCCCTGTCCCTGTAGCGTCATGCGTCCCCGTCTTTTCCAGCCGCGAGGCCGTCATGCCGCTTTCTCCCGAAGATCTGTTTCCCAATGCGGTCGCGGCATCCGAGATTACCGCGACCGGCTTCATCGAGCGCCGGAGGCGGGTTGAGATTTTCGATGTTGAAGTCCGGGTGGTGATCGAAGCCGGAACGGTGTTTGTCCGGGAATTCTGGACAGGAACCGGTTCTCGCGTTCTCGATCTCACGCCGGACCAGGCCGTCCATGTCGGCAGGCTGCTGATCGCCGCGGGGACATCGCTCGGCGGCAGCCCGGGCGGCGCGGCTAGTGATCCAGACCCTTTCGAGCGGCCGGCGGAGGCGGTGCATCGATCCTGGCCAGTAACGCCCGAGCTAGCTGCGCGGCTTTCTCCGGGCTCATCCCGACCGCAATCGTCTCCAGCTCCCGCCGATCCAGCGCCTCCTGCGACGTCGAAATCTGCATCAGAGCCGTGCGAGGCTGGCCATGCCGCCGAATTGCTGCGCGGCGAGCTGGTCGTCGAGGACACCCGCGTCAGCTGGTCCGTGCGGGCGGCAGCCGCGGGTCTAGAACTTCATCTGGTATCGCGTCGAGCGCTGCCCGAAGGCTGTTTAGTGCTTGCTCCACGATCGGGCGCAACGGCTCTGCTCTCCGATCTGAGCCAGATAGGAGTCCGGGCACGGGAATTGTTAGGTGAATGCTTCCGGCCGTTGTCGGCAGCTCGATGACGATCTGATCCGCGCCGGGATCGCCCGGCTCGGTCAGGTAATGGCAGAACGGCGTTGCGGTCATGCCGCAGCGTGACCGCGATGCCGGCGGGAGTCGAATCCGCTCTGTGGATAGTTGCGTCCTGCGTTCTCCGTCTCCTCCGACCCTTGAGGCCGCCATGTCGCCTTCTTTGCCGCTGTCACCGCGCAAGCCCGTTCCCGTCTGCAAGCCCGATCCCGCTCGCCCGAAGATGCGGCCGGTGATCCTGCGGCCCGAGGCGGTGGCGCAGGTGGGCGCGCTTTGCGCGCTCGACGGCGACGCCTTCGACGACGTGGTGCATGACGCGATCGCGCTGCTCTACGATGGTAGCGAACATCGTATCGAGCGGCGGCCCGGGCCGCCCTCGTCCTGCGGCCAAGGGCAGGACGGGGGCGGCGAGGATCGGGGCCTCGCATGATCGACGATCCGACCGAGGAGGCCCCCTGCTTCGCCTTTGAGACCGGCAAGGTGGCGGCGCTGATCCTCTTTCTCGCCGCGCTGACGCTGCTGGTGCTGTCGGCGTTCGATCTGTTCTGGCCGATCGCGGAGTAGGCCGGCATGGATCTGTTCGACAAATGGCCGTTCGGTCCGCTGCAGCCGCACAGCTACGACTTGATCATGATCGATCCGCCCTGGCCGGTGCAGATGCGCTCGCCGAAGGGCGAGGCGAAGAGTTCGGTCAGCAAGTACGGCTCGATGACCTTCGAGGAAATCGAGCGGCTGCCGATCGGCAAGCTCGCCTCGCGCAATGCGGTGGTTTGGATGTGGGCGACGTGGCCGCTTATTTTCTATGGCGGGGACCCGCGAAGGCACTTTCGCGACCACGACGCTGCGGTGACGCCGATCGGCAAACTGCTGAAGGCGTGGGGGTCGCGCTACGTCACCGGCGGCGCCTGGTTCAAGCGGACGGTCACCGGCAAAGCGGCTTTCGGTACGGGCTATCGCTTCCGTTCGGCCTGCGAGCCCTATTTCATTGGCATCTGGGGCGCGCCGTTTACGACGCGCAAGGAGCGCAACGTCGTCGAAGGCCTGGCGCGCGAACATTCGCGCAAGCCCGAGGAGGCCTTCGCGTTGTGCGAGCGCTGGATGCCCGGCGCGCGCCGGGTCGAGTTGTTCTCGCGGCAGTCGCGGCCGGGCTGGGACACCTGGGGCTACGAGGCCGGCAAGTTCGATCCGGTGGTGACCGAGCAGGCGCTGCCGCTCACGCAGAACGTCATTCCGTTTCCGGGGCGCGCGGCATGAACCGGCTGCCCGAAGCGCTCGCACAGGCCAAGGCCGAACGTCACCGGAAATGGTTCTGGTGCCGCAGCTGGAACGGCTTTGCCGATCTGCCGGCATGGCGGCTGGTGGCGACCAGGCTCGGACTGCCGGTGCATCAGGTGGTGGCCCTGGTCTACCGGCTCGACAGCCTCGCCAACGCGGCCGAGCCGCGCGGCTATGTCGGAGAATTTAGCCCGGCCGAATTCGGGGCGGCGCTCGACATGCCGGCTTCGGACGCCGCCCGCATTTTCGAGGCGCTGTCGCACGATGACGTGCGCTGGATCGACGGCGAACACCTCGCCACCTTCCACAAGCGCAATCCCGACCGCGAGGACCTCGACGCGGCCTCGCGTCAGCGCCGGTCGCGCGCCCGCAAGGAAATCAAGGGTCGCCTGGAGAAGCTGCACCGCATGGGCATGATTGCAGAGGCGACCCGGTGGCAGCTGGTCGGCACGCTCGACGATCTGCCCGACGACGCGCTGACGCAGCTTCTCCACAGGCTCCGGCGCGGCCAGCTCTCCGGGCTCAAATTGTCCACAGAAGGGCTGTCACATGTGACACCGGCGGCCGAGTTGTCCACAGCCGACATGTCACGCATGTCACATGTGACACGTTGTGACATTGTGACAGTCACGCCCAGAGCAGATGACAGTTTGATCTCTCCGCCTGTGGACAAGTCTGGTGACGGCGCCAGCGGCGAAACCGGCGGGCCGCCGAAGGGCGCAAGCGCAGCGCCGCCGGCGCAAATGTCCACAGACGAGCGCGAGGCGGCTGTTCGCTGGCTCGATACCGAAGGCGTCCGGATCGTCACCGAGCGCACGCTGTGGCAGCCCGGCCGGGCCGCCACCAACGTGGAACGCTGGGGCCGCGACCTCGACGATCCGATGGCGCTGGTCGCGATCATCCTCGGCGCCGACGGTGCGGACCTGACCGGCGCGCGCTTTCACGTCTCGGTCACCGACCAGCTCGACCGCGCCTTGCGCGCCAGGTCGCAAGGGTTGCCGCTGCCGCTGCCGCCGGTGCCGATCGGCCGCCCATCCGCACCAAAACCCGAACAGCCTGCGAGTGTCGCGACGGCGGACGAGCCTTCCGCACTCGATCCGCTTCGCAAGCTCGCAGGCTGACCACGGAGAGGACCATGATCGAACCCACCAGCAAGGACGTGAATCGCCGCGTGGTGTTTCACCGCGACGACGGCTCCTCGGTCGACGGCCTGATCGCTGGCTTCGACGCCGAATTCGTGTCGGTCACGATCGCCGGCGCCACCCTGAAGCTGCGGCGCGAACAGCTGCAATGGCCGCTCGATCGCCACCGCAATCCGAACGCGGAATCGGCGCGCTCGATGCTGATGCGCGAGAATATCGCCATCGTCGAAGTCGACGAGCATCACTGGAAGGTGTCGGATCCGAACGCGCCCTGGTGCTTCCTGTTCTGGCCGATGACCGGCTTCTGGCGCTGGCCAGACGGCACGACCGGCGGCGGCGGGGTCCGCAACCTGGTCAATGCCGTCAAGGGCCATCGCCTGAAGCTCGAAAGCATGCGGCCAACCGGCTGACCGGGCTTGTCTTTTGCTTCAGGGTTGTTCCCTAAGCGATTGACACGTTTGGCGTTTATCGTCGCCATGGCCTATGGTCCGCCGGACCAGGGGAGGGCCATGCTGGTCCGATTCGCCGATGCCGCCGAAGGCCTGCAGGATCTCGCGCGCTGGGAGCGCCAGCGCCTCGAGCTCATGCAATTGCTCGCCGTCCGCGGCCATGTCGCGCCGCCGCCGGACGAGGCCTTTGCCGGCTGGCGCGCCCGCCTGGTCCGGGTCGAAGCCGGCGCGCGAATCCTGAAAATCCTGGTGCCGCACGAAGCCGCGGTGCGGGCGCTCGATCCGAAGCTCGCCGAGACCGTCGAGGTGCCGGCAATGGGCGCCACCTGGCCGTCCTGATGCGTCGTTAACATTCCGGAAGGCATGCGGCGCGAATCTGCGTGCATGTCCGGGATCGTGTTGCGTGCGGACAGCCATCACCTGGTCTTCCTGCTGCCGGCGCTGATCCTGCTGCCGCCCGGGCGGCATTCGCCTTGCCTGCATGGCTGCACGCTCGATGTGAAGCCGGGCGGCGTGGTCGAGATCCAGGGCCCGTCCCGTGACGTGGTGTTCGCGCAGGCCACGCGATTCCTGAAGCCGCACCTGAAGGACCGGCCGGCCTTCGAGATTTCCGCAACCCTGAGAACGCCATGCCGCGATCGCTTCGAGCGTCACTTCCACCGCAGCGATCGCTGGTCGATCCTGTGCAATGCCGGCATCGCCTTCGCGCCCACCGCGATGCCCTCCGTGTTGGCGGCCGGTTAACCACGCGCGCGCGATCGGCTTGTCGATCGGCCGCAACCTGCCAAGCTCGCCGCGCGGGGAATGAGATGACCAACCATCGCGGCTTGAGCGTGCGCCAGCGCGCGGCTTTGGCGCGCCTGCTGTCGCGCGTGCTGACCACGCCCGGGATCGATCCGGAAACCGAACGCCGCGCCAAGTGGCTGAAGGATCATCTGGAAGGCCGCGACCCGCTGCAGGCGATCGACCGGCTGCTGCTCCAGCGATTCACGCGGGCGGCGTGACCCATGAAGCAGGAAAGCCGCCGCGCCCTCGATGTCGAGAAACTGCTGCAATGGGCGTTCCGCGAGGAGCTGCCGAAGCAATCGATCGAGGGCACCTGGGGCTATTCGGTCTCGCCGATGTTCCGGCTCGCCGCGCTCGGCGTCGCGATCGACAATTCCGGCGAAGCCTGCCTTCCCGCCGCGCTCGGCGCGCCGCACCCCGACGCCATCGCGATCGGCGACAAGGTCGAGCAGCTCGGGCCCGACGCGATCGACTGGCCGAGCTCGCGAGGCAACATCATCGACGACTTCCTCGGTCTGGTGTCCGATAACGATGTTTCGCTGACCGCGCTGGTGATCCATCTGCCCGGCCTGGTTGGCATGCACGCGCGGATGGGGACGCGGCCGCGGGTGTCGCCTTCGCCGCAGGCCGAACCGATCGTCGGCGACAACGGCAAGCCGGTGGTGAAGTTCATCGACGACAAGGGCAGGCTTGTCGAAGGCCGCACCAAGGGCCGCCACTATGGCAGCGCGTCGCGTTGTCCGCTGCGCTGGTTTCCGACGCCAAGGCAGGTCGCTTTCGAGCGGCTGGAATATATCGCCTGGCACGACGCGCTGACGCGATTGGCCGACACGATCAATCAATCCGGACTGGCCGATCATGTCGCGCTGCCGCCGGCGGCGCCGGCGCGGCCGTGGGAAGCATTAACGATAGACGGACCTCGCATCCTGCCCGGCCTTGACTTGCGCCTGGCGCTTGACCAGCATCGCAACGTGCAGAAGCGTCCGCGGCGGAAACGCCCGCAGGGCGCTTTTTGATTCAGGCCTGCAGGGGCGCGTCATGTGAAGACCATCGCCGCAGCGCTCGACGCGCTCGCCGAACGGATCGCGCGGATCCCGCCGCCTTCGGCCCGGCGGCCCGATGCCTTTCACGAGGAACGCTCCGAAGTCGCGAGCCTCGCCCGCGCGATCGCGACCTGGGTGCGCACCGGACGCAAGCCGGTCGAGGAGCTCGAGCAGCTAGAGGTGGGGCGCTAGCGGCGCCGGCGTCGGTTTTTCTGGAACATCATTGCTTTGGCTGTCACGAGCCGTGAAAGCGTTGCGGCCAGTTCCGGTGTCACCGACGGGGTGATCTGCAGCAGTTTCCTGGCGGCGATGTGATCGATCGCGCCGTGATAGGTCAGCTGAGCAATCAGGCCGCATGTGGACGACGTTGTCTTGCCTATGTGGTTCCCGAGGTAATTTACGAGCTCATCGATCTTCGTCATGCCGGTCCTCCCTACTGGCGCAGGTTGGCCGGACCGAGCGAGTCGGTCGAATCCGGCCGGGCGGATTTCAACGGTATTCTGGCGTCCGATAAGCGCCCTTCCCGGACATCAGCATGCCGACCGTCGCCGTGACCGCCTTCACTGACCGAGAAGAGGCCTATCGGGCGTTTGGTGAGCTTGAATTTGTCGAGTTTATCCGCAGCTGCGGCTGCCCTGAAGCCGATATCCCAGGCCAGCTGGAAAAGTGGCGCGCTGAAAGCGCGGCCTCGTCGCCTCCGGCCGCTGCCGCCAAAAATGCGCCGACGCGAGTGAGGCCTTAGCGCCGAACCGGACGCGGAAAGCTCGCGGATCATTCAGGAGAGCCGATGGGCGAGCTCGTCGACCCCATGGCTTCGGTCCGCGCCTATCTGGCGGCCGAGAAATCCGACAACACGCGGCGGGCCTACCGGACCGATTTCGACCATTATACCGCCTGGTGTGACAGCCAGGAGCTGCAGGCGCTTCCCGGATCCGCCGAGACCGTCGCGCGTTATCTGGCCTTTCTCGCCGATTCCGGCCTGAAGCCGTCCACCATCGAGCGTCGGCGCGCCGCCATCCGCTACGCCCACAAGGCCGGGGGCTACGAGCCGCCGACCGCGGCCGAGGGCGTCAAGGCCACCATGCGCGGGATCCGGCGCACCAAGCGCTCGAGGATCGTTCGCAAGGCGCCGGCGACGTCGGAGCGCATCGTGCAGATGCTCAGCGCGCTGCCTGACAACCTGATCGGCCGGCGCGATCGCGCGCTGCTGCTGATCGCCTTCGCGGCCGCGCTTCGAAGGTCCGAGCTGGTCGCGCTCGATGTGCTCGATGTCGACTGGTTCGACGCCGGCATCGTCATCACGCTGCAGCGCTCCAAGACCGACCAGGAGGGCCGCGGCCGCACCATCGCGGTGCCGAACGGCTCGAAACTGACGCCGGTCGACGCGCTGCAATTCTGGCTGGTCTCGGCCGACATTCGCGAGGGCCCCATCTTCCGCGGCGTCGATCGGCATGGTCGCGTGTCGAAGGAAGCGCTGACCGATCGCTCGGTCGCCCGCATCATCAAGCGCGCCGCGAAAGCCGCGGGCCTCGACGAGACGGCATTCTCCGGCCACTCGCCGCGCGCCGGCTTCGTCACCCAGGCGCTGACGGACAAGGTCGATCCGTTCAAGATCATGACCGTGACCGGCCACCGCAAGGTCGACACGCTCAAGATCTACGACCGCCGCGACGCCGGCCTGCAGGACCCGGCCGGCAAGGACTTCCTGTAACAGGGGATTCCTATCGCGCCGCGAATGTGATTCTCTCTGCGTCGATCGCAACTCCGCGATCGCTGAAAGAGAGGCACAATGGCGACAGCCACCAGGAAGCGCGCGAAGCCGAAGGCTTCCTCGCGCAAGACGATGAAGACCAGCGCGCGCCGCAAGACCGCACGCCGGCGCTGATCTGCATCGGGTCAGACTGGGCAGGGGCCGTCACATCGTGGCGGCCCTTTCGATTCAGGGGGCATGAATGCACTTCAATCGCTCCGTCTTCTTGATCGCGGCCGCGTTGATGAGCTCGGTCACGATGCCTGCGGCGCTGATACCGATGGCACCGCAGGTCTCGCGGAGAGTGCGTAAGAAGCGGCCGCCCTACGTCGCCCGCTATCCGCGCCTCAATAGGTCGCAGCATTGGACGCCGGCGACATCGTACAATCACGCGCGGGCGATATCGCCGGTGCCGACCATGCCGGTGCGGTGATGCGCGATCCCGACTATCTGGCGCAGCGCTCCTCGCTGCATGCGATCCTGGAAGATCGAACTCGTTGGCTGCTCGATCGCGCACGAGAGGCGCGCGAACAAGGCTGCTCGCATATCCGCGTCACGCGCAGCAACATTCATCGTGTATACCTCGTCGAAGGCTGGAAAGACCGCCCTGTCGACGCCGCCGGCAATCTCTGCGAGGGTGCTGCGCGCTTTCAGTTCGCGACGGCGCCGACGCTCGAGGGCCAGGCGCCCTTGCAGTTCGCCGCGGGTTGACTAAATTCCCATGTCGGGGCCGGGCGACGAGCCGCTGCAGAATGCGCGGCACGAGAAATTCGCCTTAGCAATCGCCGACGGCACCAGCGGACGTGACGCCTACAGAAAAGCAGGTTTCACGGCGAAAACCGACAATGCAGCCGATGCGTGCGCGAGCCGGTTGCTAGCCACTGATAAGGTCGCAGCCCGCGTCGCCTGGCTGAAAGCGCAGATCGCCGCGCAGGTGATGAGCGCGCGGGTGATGACGCTCACCGAAGTGCTCGAGGAGCTTTCGAAGCTCGGGCGTTCGAGCCTGCAGCACATGGTGGTCGGCGGCGACAATACCGCCGAAGTGGTCGAATCGCTGCGCAACCTGCCGCCCGAACACGCCGCCGCGATCAAGACGCTGACGATCGAGACCTATGTCGAAGGGCATGGCGACGCCGCGTGCGACGTCAAGAAGGTGCGGCTGGAACTGCATGACAAGCGCGGCGCGCTCGCCGAATTGCGCCGCGCGCTCGATCCGACGCCGCAGAGAATTGCAGATCCGGACGGCCGCCCGGTCGGCACCGCCGCGGCCGAGCAGTTTGGCGAACAGATCGAAAAGCTCTCCGAGCTCGATCTCGCGCGCCGCATCGCCTTCGCGCTCGAGCGCGCGGCGCGGGCGAATCCGGCCAGCGCCGCGGACACGCTCGCCGGCGGCGCCAAGGCTCAAAGCAAGCCGCAACGCAAGCCGAAGGCTGTGAAGCAACGCAAGAGGAAGCAGACATGAGCACGGGACTGGCGCGCGGCCTCGAGCCCGCAACGATCGCGAATGGCGCGGCGCTTTCGGACGCGGTGCACCTGCATGGCCTGGCGCTGTTCGCGTTGCAGATGCCGGCGAGCTGGACCGCCGCGGATCTGACTTTTCAGGGGTCCGTCGACGGCACCACTTACGCCGACGTCTACGACGAGGCTGGCGACGAGGTGACGGTGCCGGCCGCGGCCGCACGCTTCATCCTGCTGGACCCCGCGAAATTCCTCGGCCTGCAGCGGCTGAAGATCCGCTCCGGCACCACCGGCGTGCCGGTCAACCAGGGCGCCGCGCGCACCATTCAAGTGATCGCCGTCGGCTGACGCGCTTTGATCAGGAACCGGCTGCTCTTTCTGCTGGCGTCCGGCGCGGCCGGCGCCGCCGGTGATTCATTGCCGGCGCTCCATTTTTCCGGGTCCGTGGCCGAAAGCGCCAGCAACGGGACGGTCATTGGGACGGTCACGATTTCCGGTGCCTACACGGGCACGCCGACTTTTTCCAAGAGCGGGACCGACGCCGGCAAGATTTCGATCGACGCCGGGACCGGTGTCGTCACCAAGAACGGCACGCTCGACTACGAGACCAAGACCTATCTCGACGTCTCGTTCGGAGTTGCGGATATCGATCCGCTGCCGGCGGTCAATCCGGTGGCCTTCACGCCGGCCGTCACCAACGTGCTCGAGGTCACGCTTTCCGCATTGACGCTGAATACCGATGAAATCGAGGAAGGCTCGGCCGAGGACACGGTTGTCGGCGCGCTGCAAAGCACGAGTTCCGGTTCGACGCTATCGCTGACCGAAACCGCCGGGAGCCGGTTCAAACTTTCCGGCTCAAACATCGTGGCGGGTTCGGTCGCCACCGATTACGGCACCGCGACATCACACAACATCACGGTGCGCGAGACGCACGCGGACGCAAGCAATTCGCCGCGTGACAGCGTGATCGCGATCACGGTGACGGAGGTGGGCGCGGCAGTCGAGCCCCTGCCATACTTTACCGTCATGTTTCGATAGGAGCCTCTAAATGGCCGCTGGAATTATCTATAAGACTGTCACGACCACGGACGGCGAAACCATCGAACTGGCGTTTTTGGTGGACGATACTGGGTCCCCGAGCACTTGGACTCCAGTTTCTGTCATAACTGACGGTATCAATCATCTAGTGATGACTAACGAAGCGCTGTCCACAAGCGACTATGCGCTGCCGGTTATTATCCACCCGGATGGGCAGAATCCGAACGGCCGGGCCGGAGCAGGCAGTTCATCGCCGGTTGTTCTCGCGAACGAGGACAAAACGGCGCTTGTCGATGACGCGGCGTTCACGCCCGGAACATCAAATGTCAATGTCGCGGGATTCCAAGCCGATGAATCCTCGACCGACAGCGTAGACGAGGGAGACGCGGGCGCCGCTCGTATGACGCTTGACCGAAAGCAGATCGTCAACCCTCAGCCCCATACGGCGGGCGGCTTGTCGTGTTTTACGTCTCTCGATCTCGACGAAACGGAGGAGGACGTTAAGACCTCGGCCGGGCAGTTGTATGGGTTCCATATTGTAAACCGGACGACTTCGGTACGTTATCTCCGGTTCTATAACGCCACCGCTGCCAACGTTACGGTGGGCACCACGGCCACGTTTGCCGGCCCGTTTGAGATACCGGCCAACGCATCCGACCACACCGCGATGATCATGAATTTCGGCGGTCACGGCATCGCGTTTGATACTGCCATTAGCGCCTCTGTGACAACCGGGTTTGCCGCCAACGATACGGGCGCTCCCGGCGCGAATGATTGCATCGTGAACATATTTTACAAGTAAGGGGTGCATCATGGCGGATCGATATTGGGTCGGCGGAACCGGGACTTGGGATTCATCGACCACGACGCATTGGGCGACCAGCTCGGGCGGCGCGGGTGGTGCGTCGGCTCCGGTTGCGGCCGATAACGTAATTTTCGATGGCAGTTCAGGCGGCGGGACAGTAACCACCGACTCCAGCATCGCTGCGGTTGCGTTTGGCACTTTGACGTGCGGTGCGTTTACCGGGACGCTGACGTTCAATAACCACAACACGTCATTTGCGACATTTAATGGCAGTGGCACCGGGACAAGAACCATTAACATGGGTTCTGGCACGATGACGCTGACTGCAACGGGGGCGTTCACGAGCGTTATAAATTTTGCAACATCAACCAATCTCACCTTTAACAAAGACACGTCAAAAATTTCGTTTACGGGCGTTAGCACGTCGATCAGGCTCTATTATTTCGGCGGCCTGACCTACCACAACATTGAATTTGCTCCACCCTCGCTAAGCACTGGGCTTATTGATATAGGTTCCTCACTGACTTGCACGGGCGCTTTCACCGCGAGCAACGTCACTTATTTGAACTTTAATCAGGTGACTCTCACGACTACTGGTTCCGGCACCTCCACAATCACCGGGCAGGCCAACTCTCCGTGTCTGGTTGTGTCTGGAAACGGCACCGCAACATTTTCTTTGGCGCAGGCCGACACTTGGAACTATGTCCATCTATTTAACATAGCGGAGGGAGGCGCCGGGTCCCTGACGGTGAACAATAGCTATTCGTCCCCTCTTTCGCCGTCCGGAATCACCGTCAATAACCCGTCATCTGGCGGCGGCTCGCAACGAGTCATTTGCGGGTAAAAATGACAGTTGGGAAATCACGCATCAGCGGCGGGACAAAAAAGGCAAAGCTCCAAATCGTTCTGGGCGGCGCCAATTATTATTCCGGGATCTGCCAATTCCTGAATTGGTGGAAGGTTGCCGGGCCGACAAAGATTTACAAGAACGACGCGTCTACGCTGGACGGCGCTGCCGTTTGGAGCGCCGGAATTTATCTGGATGAAGACACCGGCGACCTTGTGAACCCGGTCCCGCTCGATGGCGCAACTGGCGTAGACATCATGGAGCGGATATTTTTCGCGCCGGGCAATTCCATCGCCTATGACGCTGGTTTTAATTATTCCGGCGAAACGTGGGTTTGCGAATGGGACGGGGCGGCCACTGTCACCGCTTACGGGGCCGCTTCGCAGGCCACCGTCAACGCACACAAGATCACATTCACAATGCCGTCAAACCCCGGCAACACAACGATGCGGTTTGTTCCTACGGATGCCAACGACCCTCCGCGAAATATCAGAGTGTACCAATCTCGTTACGCGACCAACGTCGCGAACGGTGAAACATTCAACCCGGACTGGATCGAACAGATAAGCCAGTTCGGTCGGCTCCGGTTTATGGACCTACAACATACCAATAACAACTATATTGCAGACTTCGACCAATTTGCTGATGAGGGGTACAGCAATTGGGCGCAGACGTTTTCGTCCGTGCAGGATTACGGGCCGAAGGGGGGGCTGCACCCGTCGATCATCTGCAAGATCGCAAACGCGACGCGGTGCGCCGTTCATGTCAATCTACCGATCCGGGCGACTGACGCCTGTATAACCGAGTTCGCCACTTACATGCGGGATAACACCCGCGTTAAAGTCGATTATGAATTGAGTAACGAAATCTGGCATTTTGCTTTCCAGCAAGCAACCTATTGCAGCGAACAGGCGGTGCTTGCCGGAATGGGGGATTGGCGGGAATGGTTCGGCTACCGTTCCGCGCAGATGATGAAAATCATCAAGGACATTTACAATGACGGTACGCGATGGGGTGGGGTTTTAAACGGGCAGGGCGCCGATACCGGATCATTCATTGTCATGAAAGCCGGGTTTGATGCGTGGAAAACTGAAACAAGTTCCGCACTGAATTATAACGATCTTTACAAGTCACATCAGATCGCGCCTTATACCGGCTATCAATATCAAGAGGATGTCAGCCGCTACATAACCGGCATTACAAAAGCCAACCCGGCGGAAATTACATGCTCTGCGGCGCATGGATGGAATACCGGAAAGCGTGTGAAGATATTTGTCAATTCCGGCATGACGGACTTGAACAACACGTTCCACACCATCACGAAAACAGCAAATGACAAATTTACAATCCCGGTCAACACGTCCGGCTATCCTGATTTCGTGAACGTAAATCAATTTGCGATTGATGCGGCGTTGTTCGACCTTATGGACCGCAGCGAAACGCTGAACGGGTCGAACCCCACACGGTACCCGACCAAATACCAGTATTTCAATGAGGAAGTCACAAAAGCTTGGAAGTCCGGGAGCGCCACGACCGATCCGGTGACCGGAACCACATACACGCTCGACTCAAGCGTCACGCAGGACACTTTTGTTAATTCGACTTGGCCCGCGCAAAAGTCGCTTGCTGAAAGTTACGGCGTAGAGCTTCGCCAGTATGAAGCGGGCTATGCTTTGTGCGGTGACGTGTTTTTGGCGGGATGGGGGTCGCAACCGCAATTCGTCGAATTTCTGTGCGCGAATGCCCATTCGGCGGAACCCGCCGCACTTATTAAGCAACACATGGAGCGGTGGCACGCGATGGGGCTAAAGTACCCCTCGCAATTCACAGAATGCGGCGTTGCCACTCAGTTCGGCGCTTGGAATGCGCTTCGTTTTTGGCCCACGGTCGCGAACGGCGACACAATCGATACGGACAATCCGCGCTGGCAGGCGATGGTCGAATTTAACGACGCGCCCTAAGTGTTATAGCGCGGGTCGCCCTTATACTTGCCGCCGCTAACGTACTTTTCTTGCTTTTTCCCACGAACAGCGTCAGCCGTCGAAAAGCACACCCTGGCTAAAATGGCAAAGGACGCGCCGATAAATTCAAGCGGCAGCGTAATGACTTTGGAAAGCATGGACGGCCTCGTCGGTTGAATCCGTAGATTAAACACTCAACCGCCGGTGGTGCAAGTTCCAAAATCGTTAGAAACACAGGTTTAACGACGCCTAAAACCGTGCGTTGGCCGCATAGCCTTGCCGGCCGCAAGGTGCGGCAATGGCAACCGCCCTTTTCATCCTCAATGCCGCGCCGATAAGTTTCGAACCGCTTCACTGAAAGCCGTCCTGCCCGGGGCGGCTTTTTCGATTCCCCCGGGCGACCTCCACCAGCAACAGCAACAGCACGAATAGGAGACTGCAATCATGGGCCAGCCTGGCACCCCGGAAATTCTCACGTCTTTGCATGGCCGCCGCATCGGCCTCGGTCCGAACGGCGAACTGATCGTCGAAGGCAAGCGCATCAGCAACCCGGCCTTCAATGGCCCGTTCCAGCAGGCGCCCGGTTTCATCGCCGATCCGTCCTATGCCTTCGAATTCTTCGACGACTTCCTCAATCCGGCTTCGGCCACCGCGTCGGACTACCACGCGCTAACCTCGACCGATGACGGGGGCACCGGCACCAATGCCTTCCAGGACGTCGCCGGCGGCGTCTACAACATCGTGACCGCCGCGGCCGACAACGATTATCACGCGATGTCGACGGTGGCGGAAAACTGGAAATTCGCGGCCAACAAGGAGCTCTGGCTCGAGGCAAAGCTGAAGGTCGCGGAAGCGGCCCTGCTCGAATCGACCTGGTGGGTTGGCCTGACCGATACGCTCACCACCGGCGGCATGCAGGCCAATGCGCTCGGCCCGCTCGCATCTTACGACGGCGCCATGATCTGGAAGACGCCCGAGACCGCGCTGACGCTCAACTTCGAGACCAGCAATGCGGGCACGCAGAACACGCTGTCGGGCTTCGCGACGTCGGTTTCCGACACCTGGACCAAGGTCGGCTTCCATTTCGACGGCGTCGGGCTGATCACGCCTTACGCCGATGTCGGCTCAGGCTGGGTCAAGGGCACCGCCCAGGCGATCGTGCTGACCGGCCTCGAGGAGATGCACGCGGTGTTCGGCGTCAAGGCCGGTCCTGCCGGCGGCGCCGAGACCCTGCAGATGGACTATCTGCGGATCGTCCAGCTGCGCTGAGGCGCGGCGAACGCGATGGGCGCGCTCGAGGAATTGCTCGAGCGCGTCAAGGCGCTGCCGGACAAGGAGCGCAAGGCGGTCGAGCGCGACGCGATCGCGGCCACCAAGGACCGGTTGTGGGTGCCGAATGTGGGGCCCCAGACGGCCGCTTATTTCTGCGAGGCCGACGAGCTGCTCTATGGCGGCGAGGCCGGCGGCGGCAAGTCCGACCTGCTGCTGGGC